TTTTTAGTAAAGTAAACAGGGTCTTGCTTACATTTAATAAACTCTTCAACCTGCTCCTGAGTAAACTCAATAGGAGTATTTGCTTTTTTTAATAACGGATTACCAAGATATACGTCACTCATATCAAAAAAATTATCCCTGATAAACTACCGATGTTGCGTATACATCTGATGCACTTGAATAAATTAAATCTGTTCTTTCCTTGTGAATAATAATTGGGTCTTTCCCTGCCATATGGACACTTCCATATGTAACACCTGCACCAGTCCTCACTTCAACCAAACGGTCTGATGAGTGAGAATGTTGTACCATTACATACTCTGCACCAACTCCACCATTTGCTGATGAAGGAACAGATGACCCAGAACCAACATTTACTTGAACTGATTCTCCTAAAAGTTTTACTACAAAAGCCATATCAGCAATTCCACGCTCTAAGGGACTTATTGATTCTGCTATCAGGATCATTAGCAGTTTTAGAAGAAGTCAGTTTCTTCTTCATACCTTTCATTCTCGCACAAAAAGACGCTCTTCTAGGATTGCCAACTTTTTTTGAAGGTGCCTTAAGATCGCTTCCTGGGTTCTCGCGCTCATACGACTTTCTACCTTTTTCATTCAATCCTCCTTTTTCATTTTTACCTGACTTTTTTGTCCAGGCAGCACCCTCAGTAACATGTAAGAATGATTCGCCTGGTTGTGGTTCTACAACCTTGAAATAAGTAACCCTACACTCAGGGTATACCTTTTCCAGTTCTGCTTGAACTTCAGATTTCTTAGGCATTCTAACCTGAGGGAAGAACATCTTCATTCCTAAAGTTCTACCTTTCCAGGTTAAAATTACGTGAATGAGATTGCCAGTTTCTGCTTTGACTCTGGTTGCTTCCTCTAATTCATATGTATCATACTCAGCAGCAGAAGTAACAACTTGAATTGGTTCTGGTTCAATCAAGTTAGTGACTACAGCAAATGTATCACCATATGCATCAGTCAGTTCCAGTTCTTCTTTCTTAGTCTTATTACCCCAGTTCTTAGCGCCTTTCTTACGGCACTTGACTAAAGCACCAGAAGCATATGCAGAAGGCCATACAGAATAGCGAGACTTGACCTTATGGTAACAAGCGTCCTTCTTACCTTCTTCAACTACAATCAGTTCAACTTCTTCTTTCTTGGTCTTTTTCTTCTTGACGCAGTTTGGATATCTCTTACCAAACATCGTCTTCATACCTTTCTTCTCATATCCATCCCAACAATCTTCTCCGAATTCCATTTCTTCTTTCTTCAGACCTAACCTACCAAGTAAAGACTTTTTCTTCTTTACAGGAGCATTATATCCCTTCTGACGCTTTGCATAATCCATATACGACTCACCCTTACGCAGTTTCTTGGAGTCGTCTTTCTTAGCAGAAGAAGATGAGGAGGATGGTTGTGAACCACGGTCTTCACGGTGTCTTGCCTTTGCTTCACCACCATACTGACGATCTTTCTTAGGATCGGGATGCCAGTAATCTGCTTCGTGGAGTGTTTCTTCTGTCTTCACGTTAATTGCCTTCCCTTTTCTATTTGGATTTGGATCTTCTTTTTGTTTGCGACGGAATGCTGCTTCCTCTTCACCTTTATCAAGATTGCGCTTCATCTTACTAGAACCACACTTGGGTTTAGTAGTCTGACCAGGTTGTTTAGCACAAGGTTTGCCAGCATACTTACCACCTAACTGAACCCAACCTTTCTTCCCGTCAGAAGACTTGGATTTGTTGAACCAGTCATGCAGTGAACTGTCTCCACTCTTATTGCCTTCAGTTATACCAGCTTCAGATGCTGCCTCAGCAGTTTCTTTCTCAGTGGCATCATCCACACTGTACTTATCGAACAGTTTAGGACCATAACCACACTGGTTCCTGGTTTCTTTCTTCTTACAAAGACGGCAATACTTCTTTTCAGACATTATAGCAAGACAATGCTTTCAGTTATTTATGCCCTTATAAGATTTCTATACATTTTAAATACTGTGGAAGTTGCAGAAGTGGGAGTTGCTAATATTCTTACATTTCCTGAGTTTATATCTGCAGTGAATGTTGCTAAAATAGCACCAGTATTAATTGTTCCAAATTCACTAACATAAACATCTGTTCCGTCATGAACAATATTTAAAGATGTAACGTGATATTCTGTTCCCCTTGTTATTTGTATCTGATAACTTGCAGATCTATAGTCAGTTACACTAAACGTATCTACAGAATCTTGTGAAGTTGATGTTGTTGTTGAAGTTGATGTATTAAGATTGAGAATTACGGGACCACCAATTTCAATTCCAGACCTAGCAGTAATAATTCCAATAGAGTCTACATTAGTTACATCTTCGTATGTTAATGTTCCTCCAATAGAAACATTTCCAGTAAATGTTGCGCTAGATGCTGTTATTGAATCAACTTCAATATTTGGAGTTCCAGTTAAACCTTGAGATACAGTAGATATCCCTGCTGTGTGAGCATAACCAACAACATCATTACTGGTAGCAGTTGTTCCAATAAATTTTCCTGTGGTTTCATTCCAAGCAATAACCTTTCCATCAACTTTTACGGAATCCCTATCAACATCATCTAAAAACTCAAGACGAACTTCGCCACCACCACCTTGGGCATTAACAAGGTTTTTAAGATACTCTATTTCTCCGCGAATTTTAACAATTTCTGGGTCACTTACATTTTCTCTTACTTCTTCTTTTGACTTAATAGTCTCCAGAATTTTTAGTGCATGATCAACTGCATCTTCTTCTGTTTCTTCTTCTGTTTCTTCTTCTGTTTCTTCTTCTACCTCTTCCTTCTCCTCAATTACTTCTTCCTCTATTTCATCTTCTTCATATGGAAGAACTATGGGAGTCGATGCTTCAATAATTTCTTCTTTCTTTTCTTCTACTTCAGTATATAACCAGGATTCAAGTGCTGCTATTTGCTTTTTTTGAGTCTCTTTTTTCTTCTTATCTTCTTCTAATGAGATTTTAACCTGAGAAAACATTGAGTCAATATCAATCTCTCCTACAAGAGAACGAACTTCGTCCTCTTTTTCTTTTTTTGCTTTACCAATAGCAGAGAAAAAATCTTTTAAATCTGATGTCATAATATTATGTGCTGATTCCTGCAGTTACCATTGCCATACCCTCTGCCAATCTTGATTTTGCTCCTGCAGAAGTTGTAAGTCTAACATCATAGAGATATCTTCCTGGTTCCAATGGTGTTGTTATACCAGAAGTCATTGCAATAGAAACTTGACCTGTTGATGAGGTTATTCCAACAGTAAAAGAGTATGAGGTTGCAGAACCTGAGTGTTTTTTTATTTTTGCTTCTCCAGTATAACCGGTTAAATCAGTTGCAGCACCGTTAGTTTCCAGAGAGGTAAAGGTCTTTGAAAAATCAGAACCTTGTGGAATAGTTATGTTCGCGACAATTTTCGCCATCTCTCTCTTTTTTAACTATTTATGTTTTGGTCTGCCTTTTTAATCATCTTCTGAAGTTCAGCAGTAGAACCTACAAACAAAGCATTGGTAACATTTGTAGGTCCCTTTTGAACAGTATCTTCTTCCACATCTTTTAACTTCTTCTGAAGTTCCATCAGTTTATCAGTGGCATCTGAGACACTCTTAATTAACTGACCAGCAACTTCATATGCTCTTGGTTGTTCAGTCTCTTGTGCTAACTCAAGAATTCCGTTGATTGCTTCCTGTCCCTTTTCAATAATTGAATATAAGTTGCCACGGGTGTATTCATAATCTTTACGAATATCTTGTGGAGAAGAAGACTTAGGTTTAACCTGCTCTACCTCTTTCTTTTCTGCAGGAAGAATCTCTCCTGCTAAATTAAATGCCTCATCTAAATTGTTAAATTTATCAGTCATAATTACATAAAGGTATTACCATCAAAACCAAAGTCATCTCCAATCTCAATCAGGTCATTATCTGCTTGTGTAATAGACTTGAGTGCTGAACCCTTAACGTGGTCTTTTGCTATTGTATTATCTCTTGCTCTATCAATAGTAATTTGATTATTACTACCAACCTTCTTAATGTAGATTGACTCTCCATCAATTTCAAAGTAAGTATCTGCTGTGATACCACTATTGTCTGCTACCTTAATTGTAGTAGCACTAGATAAGATATCTTCAGCAAGAGTTGTTACAGTAGAATCATCATAATCCTTGACTGCTCTAGGAGTAACTCTGTAAGCAAGATCTCTCTTCTCAGCATTATCAGTATAGTAAGAGAGTGTTGCTTGCTTGATTGGTTCGACTCTTGTGACAGGACCGAACAGATATGTCTTCGCAGTAAATCTTAATGTATAAAGAAGAACTCTTCTAGTACTGTAATCTCCCTCATAATCATCCTGCATTGTAATATTTTCTAATACAATAGGAATATCTCTTTTTTCTTTAAGAGTATCAATCAACTCTACGGAAAGATTAAATGCTGGTTGGAAATAAGGTAAAATCTGTTCCACAATTTGAAGTGCATCATCATTCAACTTAGACATAATGCTAAGTTCAAACTGCATATTATAAGGAACAGGAGTAAAAACTTTATTTACTTTTTTAGCAGTATTAGGATCCTTTACTGCAATTTTTTGAGTTGTAGTTACTTTACGAGCAGCATCGTAAGTGAGACCAGTAAACTCAAAAGACATTCTTGGCAAAGACAAACTAGTAGACTTATTCAAATCTCCAGATTGCTCAAGTCTCGCCAAAAACTTCTGTGTAGGACCATATGCCAGAGGAATTTTCATTACACTGAAATCCGTATCAGAAGCATCCTTCTTCTGAATAGTAATATTATTAAAAAGAGTACCAAAAGATATGATAGTCTTTCTTAAGATTTCGTGGTAAAAATGCTCAAACATAATTATTGGTCACTGTATAGTATTTAGTTATGGAATTCCGAAAGGATTCTTCTCAGTAAAGTCAAGTATTCCATCTGCCTCAAGTTCAATTGTGTCATTTTCAGCATAACCGTCATCGGCAGGATCATTATCTAATGAGAATATTGTATGTGTGGCAGAAGAATCAGCGCCAACAATATTTTCGCCAACAGTAAATGTACCGCTAACATTACCAAGTTCAAGGACATTAGTATTTGTGTTCCAAGTTCTGACTCTTGCAGTTGTACCACTTGTAGAACCAGTAACGACTTCGTTGTAAATAAAGTCTCCACTGTCCGTTAAACTTGGACTGGATATTGTGATTGTTGGAGCAACAGTGTAACCAATACCAGCCTCAGTAATATTGATAGCAGTAATAGTTCCTGCAGCAGAAACAACTGCGGTTGCAGCAGCGGATACTGTAGAAATTCCAGTAAAGGTAATTGTTGGAGTAGTTGTATACCCAGAACCGCCACTAGTTACAGTGATAATTCCGACAGAACCAAAATCTCCAATTGTAGCATCTGCAGTTGCACCAATTCCAGTAGGACTTACAAATACAACTTCAGGAGTAACTGTGTATCCTGCACCAGGATTTGTTAGAGTAACTGTCTTTAATGCATCTCTATCTAAAGTAACAGTAGCAACACCTGTCGTTCCTCCGGCAGGGGCAGAAGAAATAGTAACTGCTGGTGCAACTGTATAGAATGCTCCTTGACTACCAAGGTTTATAGAACGAATAGCACCATCAACTATACCTGTAACAGCAGTAGCAGTCGTCGCGCTGCCAACTAAGGTCATAGTCAGAGTTCCACCAAGAATAGTGGAATAACCAGTTTCACCAACTCCATCGGTATCACTACCAACTAAAGTATCATCAATCTCATCAACACCAGTATCAATAACCTCGTCCTCATAACGGAAGAGTTCACATCTCAGTTCATAAACATAGTTTTTCTGTAACTGATAGAATGGTTTTTCATGCTCAACAAACTTTATTTCAAACATCCTATCACCAAAAGGCATATAGATGATATCACCTTCTTTAGGTCTGGATGTAAGTCTGAGGTTTGCTTTTCCTTCAGTTAAAGGTGTAATATAATTTTCAAATCTTTCTTTAGAGATAATAAAGGTCATCTCCTGGGTTGATTGAATACCAAACTTAGATAGTAATGTGCTATTGTCATCATATCCTTCATAGTTCTGAACATATGCCTCAATAGGATATGCATTTTCAAAGGAAGATTGAATGACTTCTTCAATAACAGTATTAGTGGTCAGATAAGAACGTGGAAGATAGTATACCTCCACTCCATACATCCTCAACTGTTCATTGATTAAATCCTGAACAAGATTCTGTTCTCCTCTTGTGCCTTGAGTAAAGAATGGATTTAACATATCAACCTATCATATCTAAAGGTGGAAGTTCATATGTATTTGACATCTTCTCCATCAAGTCATCAATCTCTTTTACTGCATCATCATAAATCTGTCTTCCATTAAGTTCTACTCCACCCGGAAGTTTGACACCCTGGAACTTAATAAGATTCTGACCCCATTGCTTTTTGATAAGCATAGTCAGATATTTTTTGACGAAGGAATCGTTCCAAACTCTTGAAAAATCATTTGGATCTACTAATCTAGTACAATCAATAATAATATAATCTCCTACGGATACTCCTCCCCAGTCTATATCAAGATACAATCTATCCATTCTCTGGTTAAATCTAATTTGCTTATCTGTAGAAAGAAGAAAATCAATATCTTCCAGATAAGTCTTTGTCATCGCATATGTCAATAACTCAGATGACCCCCAATAATAAACGTCATTGAGGAACATCTGATATTTGATGCTGAACATATTACTTACAGAAGTATTAGTTCCATCAAATTTAAATATTTTTTGAATCCCTATAATATTAGGAGGGACTTGTAAGTAGTTGCTGTTCTCAGTGTAACTGAAGGTAGTTGCTGTACCAACTATAGATGTGCTAGCAGTGGTCGTTGCTACTCCTGCTGTAGAACTTTCTCCTGCGGGTGCTCTACCTCTATCCTTATCTTCCTGCGTAATCTTATATTTTAAATACACTTGAGCAGCACCGTCATAGTGCCGCTCATGCCAATACTGAAGGGCATCATCAACTAAGTCATCAATTTGCTCATCAGCAACGTTGATTTCCAATACAGGAGCACCTAACTGCCTTTTACAGTAATCTATTAAAGTCTGCCTAGATGATGGTTGTGCCATTTATTCACAAGTTCCCTATGTGTATATTTATCTATATCGCAGCAATGGTTTCTTGTTGTTTAAAATACAACTTACAGAATGCTTTTGCCATATTTCTTAACTCATTTGTATCATCACAACCATCAATTTGAGATGCGATTTTGTGATACTCAAAACTTTTTGTCAGATTTTTGAGTTCAATTTCATTTGGATCCATTTAGTAACTCCTTTAGTAAGTGTTTGATTTCGTTAATATCCTCTTTCATACTAGCAACTTCTTGCTCAATGTTCTGTACTTTCTGATTCTTTTTATTTTTTGCCTCACGTCTGGCAATATACCTTTCATAACCAAGAGAATCTACATTTACAATTGAATCATTATTAGGGTCTCTCAAAAGATTTGAGTGACCCTCTACTCCATGATATTCCATCATGCTAATGCAATAACCCTGAGGTCTTTAATTCTAGGCACATAAACCTGGTTGGTTGATGTCATTACGAGTTTGATTCTATAGTATCTAAATGGTTCCAAATTATCAATTGTAAAGGTATATTCCTTGTATTCAAGGTTGTTGCTATTAAAGTCAAGGACATTCGTCTTTTGAATCAATGTATCGGATCTGCCGTCATTGTTCTTAAGATCTATTACATCTCCATTTGATTTTAGATTCAAATATCCAGGGAAAGGTGTAAATACTGGATTTGCTGTGGGTTCACTACCAACGCAATAGAATGCTCTGATATCGGAGAATGTATTAATGTATCCATTAGTAATAATCTTAATGGAACTTGCAGAATTCTCTAGTGAAAGTTCTCTAGAGATGTATTGGAATGCTGAAGGATCAGTATCAATACCATTTACTCTAGCATCAGTAATATAATTTGTGACAGGGTTGTTGATTCTATTAGTAGTGAAAATAGTGTTCATTCTCTGAGAATCAACAACAGGACTTACTCTTGTATCAACAGAATTAAGGAACAGTCTAAGAGTCATAGACTTGTTACCTGGAACATTAGTAAGTTTCTGGTCCTCATTAACCTTAGAGAATATTGCTCTTGGTGTGGAGAGGTAGTTGGGTTTGTTCAATGTAACCTGCTCAAATCCATTATCAACAAATGGAATCTCATTACCACTAATACCAGTCGATGTTGTAGATCTAAACTGAGCACTGATTGTAGATCCTTGAACAGTTTGAGAATGAATCATAGGAGTTACAATCTCATATGGAATATTTTGAGATGCATATGCTCCATAACCACCAGCAGACTTAGTATCCCCAATGTACAATTGAGGGAAGAATGTATCTACGTTTCTTGGTCTAGCATCAACAGTGCCTTTAGTTGAACCGAATACTTCACTCATATCAAGTTTTACATAGTAAGAATCAAATGTGATAGGATCGGCAACAGTGACATCATTCATATCATGAATCTTATTGATCCTTGCCAGGTTGACACCAGACAACTCATACTTATAAACTAAAGTTCCAATTGGATAAGATGCCTGATTTGCTCCTCTAGTAATCGTTCCGCCAATAGTATTAGTTCCTGAAGTAGCACTGTATTCAATAATTTCGTCACCAATCTTTAAGAATCCTCTGTTAGTCGTGCCAACATTAGCACCTTCAAATTGCGTAAAGGATGTATTATCTTCAACTGTAATTGAAGCTGCAGATCCAGCATCATAAGCAACTGTAAGTTTGGTTGGAACTACGTCCGACTCAACCCCAGATATCTCTACTCTGTTGTCCTCAAAATACATTCCATGATTTGTATGATTAACTTTGATATGTAATCCATCAGAATCATTAGAGAATGAGTTTATGCTAGTAGGATAAACGCCACCAAAAGCAGTATTGGTATGGTTAAATGATGTCTCAATACCAGTAGATCTTACATAACGTATCTCTTGGCTGCTATTTGTTGTGAATTGTCCCTGAACATTGTCAAGTATAATTGTATTTGTTGATCCAATTCCAGCAACAGTTAACTTCAGATCTCTACCAACTTCAGTAGAACTGAGAGAAAGTACATCACCTACTTGATAAGCAGTTCCTCCATTATTGTTAATGGTTGCTGCAGTAACAGATCCATTGTTGAATGTGACACTTGCGTTGGCACCACTTCCATTGCCGGAAAGAGAAACCAAGGAAAGAGTACGAGTATCAGTACCGGTAGAAGGAGTGTAACCAACACCAGCATTGGTTATTGTCAGAGAACCAACAGCAGAAGCACCAGCACCAACAAGATTTCCTGTAGCATTAGTTCCATCCTGTTTGAAGGTGTTGCCTAATACATAATCGTTGGTAATCAATGAACCTTCAGAGAGTGCAATCTTAATTTTCCTTGATTTTAATTCAAGTGAATCAGGGAGAAGATTTGAAACCTGTCTATTTCCCTTAGAAAGACGTGGGTTATACAAATCTACAGTACCAGAAGTTTCAAATTCTGCTCTGTAAAGTGTAAACTTAAGATCTTCCCACTGACTTGCTTCCCAACCAGAAGCATTCTGTGACTTGAACATTGAACCAAGGAAAGGTTGGGTGGAGATTAATGTGTCCGTAAGGAAATCTTCCTGTCCAATCCTTGATACAAATACATCATATTTTGTGGAGTTTGTTAAGAGACAAATTGCATACTCCTTTCTGCCCTCAAGGTAAATTGGTGCCTTAAAGGTAAACGATGTAGCAATTGAACTGTCAGTTGAGATAGAAACTTCATCGGGGTCTAAGATTACTTCCGACATTGGAAGAACTTTAGATGTAGGAATTCCTCCTTCAACAGTTCTAATCTGTAAGGTGATAGGAATATCCATATCATCCTTATCTTTGAAGAAGATGTCGCATCTTGTTAAGAAGATGCCAGTCTCATCATCAACAACAAATGTTTGTGCTAATGGATCATACCAAGCAGTAATAGTCTCAGGTGAAGTTCTATTGACTACACTGGTTCCGACAATTTGAGTGCCAGAAGATCTGCTTACAGTTTGCTGCTCAAACTCTTTCTTGTCTTCAAGTCTGATGCTTCTAATAGAACCTTCATTAGCAATAACACCAGTAGCAGAGTAATGCTCCGAAGCAATTGTAGTTACATTCTCAGCATCATTATTTTCATTACTAGAAAGTGTAAATGCTCTAATACCAGACTCAAATCTTGGGTGATAAGATGTAATTGTTTCTGGGATATAGAAACTGCCAATAACAGAAGACTGATTGTCAACAACCAATCTCAGATTAGATACAGTTGCGGTAGCACCACTGCTTTCGCCTACAAGTAAAGTTCCAACTTCAACATATCCGTAATACTCACCTTGAGTCTCATTTGACAATGAATATGTATCAATATTCAGAATTGTTGAGGTAGAGGTATATGAAGCAGGAATTAGTTGTCCATTATATGGATTCTGCTCATATGTTCTAGTTGCAGAATTATACTCACCTTCTTTATGATTAATCTGGGCAACCCTAGCATAGAATTTAGGAGCAGTAACACCTTTCTTCAAAGGAATGCTGCGTACATTCTCGCCAACAGTAAACGTGCCTGAAGTCATTGTAATTTCAATGAGTTTAGGAGTACAGTATCTGGCAACACTAACTCCATCAAAGTAAGGATAGACTTGAGTTCCTGGTTTTAATTTCTTTGACTTAAACTCAATATTTCTAGATCTCATAAATGGAACGAGATCTCTACTTACAGTTCTATCGTTTATAGAAGTCTTTTCATACTCTTCATGGACGATAGTTCTTGTTCCACCTCTAGATTCTGTTCCAAGATCAAATGTTTCTTGGAATTCTTCTTGTGAAACAGTAGTAGTATTTCTTCTTACCCACTGACCAGGACCAGATGTTCCATCAAGTTTCTTAGTAGATTCTGAAACAGCATCGGTTGCTGCTCTGCTTTCGGACTCAGCAGTATCTAATACACCAGTCCAGTTGGTCTCCCAAGAATCCCAAAGAATAGGAACAAATCCAGTTTGAGCATCTAATTCATTTGTTCTTTCATAGTAATCAACCGTAGCAGCATAATTGCCTTCAGTTTCAATGATTCTGGTTTGAACTCTAACAGTATCAACCCAAGTATCCGAAGCAGGAGTAAGTTCAATAGTTCCTTGCCAGAAACTTACTGTAAATGGAGTAATAGTTTCTGATCTAGTTGCAAATGTCTGCTGTAACCAATTTACTTCAGAGTAATCTAAAGTTAAAATATCATTAGATCTTGAGATATTCTCTCCGTCAATTACATTGAACTTAAAGTCTGTGGTCGAATCTACTCCTTCAACTGGACCAAAGATAAGGTCTACTGAGTTTGTATAGTGTTTTGGTCTAAGTTCTTTATTCTTTCTATCAATTGAGTTATTAAGAGTTGCTTTTGTTTCTTGAGATTTGAAGGAATTGAAATTATCTACAAAGAAACCACTCTTAAATCTATTAAAACCGTCACTATCTGCAATAAAGGCACTCTCAGTCTTGGACTCAAGCAGAGACAGTGAAGTGTAATACTCAAGATTTCTAATTCTGTTCTCAAGTTGCTTGATATCAGACATTCTATATCTCTTATGCTCTAAGAACTTAAGAGATGCTTGCTCAGGGTTAAAGAGATAAGGAGGAAGTTTAATTGATGCAATTTCCATCGCATCATCAATTGCTACAGGAGGTTCTGGTCTTTCAGCAGGTGTTCCATAAACAACTTGGAACTTACCATCCTTGGTAAGGAACAGTCTATCAATTCTTCCAAGATAATGTGAGAAATCAAATACCAGATTTTCTTGGGAAGCAAGGATATTTGCCCCAGAGTTGCCTGATTGATTATAATATCTTCCTTCAAATTCTAGTGGAGAACGTGCTCCTTCAGTAACTGCATAATTTGAAACTCTTGGTCTGATATCAATGATATCACTATTAGATATTCCATCAATAGATTGAATCTCTGTCGCATAGTCAAAAGTATTATAACTTTCTACTGTTGTTATATCGCCAGAATCAGCCGAATCATAAACAGCAGAAGCATAATATACAATTATCTTCTTAGTTGGTGCCGTAGAAGATGCTCTTCTTCTCAGAGAACTGTAAGAGTAAATTGTTTTCTTTTGACCTGTGCTAAAGGTAAAGTTTGAAGATATATTGAAACTCTCCTCAACAATACCACTGATAGTACCTTCAACTAAACTTTGTTGGAAAATAACAGTTTCTCCTTCAACAAAATCAATTTGATTTTTTGTGATAAAAGATACGCTTAAATTATCAGGTTTTCCTACAGAAACGGCAATTGCTCCACTGGTTTGTCCAATAAGAACTTCACCATCAACAACATCCTGTGTCGTTGAAGACTGACTTGTTATTGCAGAGAAAGTCATCTTAGGAGCAGCAGGAGTTCCTGTTCCTTCAGACTCATAAACTCCATGAATTTCTAAAACGTCAGGTACGTTTAAAGAAATAACTTCATCTTCAACTCTAGTTCCAAATGGATAGTTTCCATATTCAAGTCCATTATTTAAAGTTGTTGTGCCAGTACCAGATCCCTCTAATTTTGACTTACTAACAATCAAAGAGGAGACATTAATTTTATTCTTTGTTTTTGACTTTGGTTTTGACTTTCTTAGAGTTGCAACTAATTTCGCTGCTCCGGCACCGCCAGAGATATTAAATATATTGACAATTTGGTCAGAGCTGACAGAAAATACAACTTTATCTTCCGTCAATTCAACAGTTTCGCCAGAGTCTTCTCTAATAAGAGAATATCTCTCGGGGGTAAATGGTAAGAATGTTTGATTGAATCCTGCTTCCATTGGAGTAGCAGTATCAATAGATCCATTAGCAAGAATATTTACATCATAAACCTTTCTTATGGTTATTGTAGATTCGTTAAGATCTACTGTTGCAATATTCTGTTTCGTAAGTTTTGTATATAAACTGTTGTCAGAAGACTTGTCTAATGCAGTCTTTACAACATCCATATCAGCAACATTAATTGCTGCACCGGGCAGACTGCCATTTACTACTCCGCCTACAGTATGAACACCAGCAACAGTGATATGATCTGTACCAACGGTCTCAACTTTAACCATAATTTTGTCAGTTGAGGTTGTAAGATCTGAATATGTAATCAGATCGCCAACAGAAACGTTATCCAAGAATCTTGGATTAGCACTTTCAATGCGTCCTGCAGGACTAACACTTGCTACACCAACATTAAAAGATCTGGTTTGAACAACATCAGCAGCAAAAGTGTTGATACCAACTAATCTATCATCAGTTGCATAAACAGATTTAACGTCCGCAATAGTTTTTTCAGTGATTGCAATAGCAACTCTACCGTCTTGAATTCCATTAAAACTTAATGGTTCATTCTGAATAAATGAACCATTTCTATCATAAAGAGTTAAAGTAGTGCCTGAAGTTACAGCATCTCTAAGAAATGCAGTAGCACCACTGTTTGAACCCTTAACAAAAGTTGGAACAGGTAAAGTATGTGCCTGATTAAGTGTGACAACTGTAAATGGTTGTACATCAAACAAAGAGAGTCCCCACTGATTAGTATCGGGGTTATCTGCATCATAAGAACCAGACTCTAATTTAAAATCATAAACCCTAGCAAGACCAACTTCAGTTCCTGGTGGTGTTGCTGTATCATTTACTTCGGCACTTCTTTCATCTCTTAAGCTTAAGACATATGTATTACCAATTCCAATACCTGGTGCGGGAGTTCTTAGTACTCTATTGACTCTAAAAGTTGCACCAGTATTATAAGATAAAGACTCTCCACTTACATCGGCAGTTGTTCTTGGTTTTTCAACATCAATAAAAGTTGGTGTTGAAGTCTCAATATCATAACCTTTTACATATGCTTTACCTGACGAAATCTTTAAGATTGCCAAGTCATCAGATGCAAGAGATCCCCCGTAAGTAAATTCTCCACCTTCAAATAATCCATTATTACCAAGATTATTATTGAGAGAGTTAAATACTGCTACATCAAAAGGTTTTACAACATAATGACCACTTTGCTCAAATGTTCTCTGAGCAAGAGTATCCATCAAGTCTTCACGGAAGACTTTGCCAGATCCAGCGCCTACATCTTTAATCTGTGTTCTTAAAACACCATCTTCAATTACTGCTAATTCGATGAAGTTATTATCATCAAAATCGTCAAGTGGTTTTTTGAAGAGACTTACTGAAATTTTTAATCTATCAGCACCTGGAGCAGAATAGTTATTAAATCCCTGAGAGTTATCGTTCAGGGTTTCATCTAAATCGGAAGTTATAATTTCTTCTCTAATCTGAAGACCAACTCTATAGTTTGGTCTATTTGCATATTGATCCAGGATCAGAGTCTCAGTATCTACTTGTACAAAATTTCCTCTGATGAAATATACACCCTGCTGAATTTGAAAAGCAGAACCAACAGAACTTGCATTTTGTGCAATAGTTACAGCAAAAGGACTATTTGCTGGAATTGTGGAATTTCCTAAAAGACTAGAATTAATTGAAGTGCTACAAACTAATTCTTCATTATCAAAAAATTCCTGCGTTAAGTTATTTGCAGTATTGGCATTAATATAATTAACATACAGTGTTAAATTGCCGTTTGCAGAATCTGCAGGAAGAAGAACACTATCAACAACCGCAGTTACACCTGAGTCTTGTCCAGTTATCTTCAACCCTACGAGTTGGTCAGCATAAGCAGAAACCGGAACACCTTGGTAATTGTTATTTAACTGAACGTTATAATAAAGTTGTGTATATCCTGTATTTCCTGGGATTACTTTAGATCCCTCTTTGAAAAAGTGCTGTCCAAACTTTTCAATCTGATTTTGTAAAATCGACTGAAGCGTTGTCAGTTCTCTTGCCTGTACTGGATAACCAGGTTTGAACAGAACTTTATGAAAATCACTAGACGGATCGTAATCATCAAAATATGGCGATACGTTGAGATTAGTTTGTTGTGGCATAATCCTTTAGAACTGCAAGATAATTTTTATGTCTTCCTTTTGATTCGACGATCTAGTAATAGAAGGTCTATTATCAACGTAAATGATATTACCAGATTGTTTTTGAACTTCTGGTAACGCAATACCGTCCGTAAAATTAAGACCATAATAGTAGGTCCTATTATTTATTACGGTAGAGGAACCTGTAAAAGAACTATCAATAGTTAATATTGAATTAGTACCACTGTCTGGTACAATTGTAAGAGATCCGCCAGTGTCTGGGGTACTTGTAAATTCTGCCAAATCATATCCATATCTTGGATTGATATTTTGAGTTCCATCGGCAGTATTAAACCCAACCAAATATCTGTCTTGCCAGAATTTCAAAACTCCAGTTGCCTGATCATAACTAACCACTCTACCAAAAGCAGTTGTTCCTGTGGCAATAGTTTGCGAAACCATTGAGTTTGCTGTAAACTCTGCAGTGCTATATCCAGTTCCTACAAGTTTCAACGCACCAACAACACTTGCTCTTGGTTTATCCAAGATAGTATTAGAATTTAACTCTGTTGGATTCTCTACAATACCAACTCTGGCAATTTTATTGCCAGTAATAAAATCTGGGTTCTGACTATCATTTTCAATTCTTGCATACATTAAGAGATTAGATGCTCCTAACTCCTTGTATATGTCATGTCCGTGACCTCCTTGAGGAGGAATAATTACATCGAATTTTGGTCTAACTGTACCTGTTGGTACTGCACCAGCAACTAAATCAACAGTTCCATATGTATATCCAGAACCTTGATTTGATACTTCTACTGAACTGACCTGAGAATTTTCATCAATAGTAATAGTACACTCTGCACCAGTTCCATCCCCTTTGATTGGAACGTTTCTATACTGCAAATTTGCTGCTCCTACATTAAGACCTTTATTTGTTACTGTAACAATCTTAATAGAACCAGCAACTGCATTATCCCTAACAAGGGCATTATCAGTTGAAGTTTCCCAGTTGTTTGGAACTGGCATGAACTCTGTAGAGTCAAACTTAATGATATCTGAAGGACTTAAAGTATACAGATATTTCCAAATATATCCATCTCCACTGGAACCAGCAACTCTTGGTTCCAAATCCGTGAACAATGGTTCATCCAAAGAGGATTTTCCTGTTGGGTTGTCAGGACTAGTTCCGTTCTGTAAACAAATATAGACCCTAAAGTCTCTATTCATCACATAGAAAAATGACGCATATAAATTTGTGGAACTAGAAACTGCAGCAGTGTTGTCAATACTGTAATCATGACGATACATGTCATACTTTGCACCAGAAGACCATATTCTTTTTGGTATAACATGCATAATATCAGAAGAAGTAATCTTCTTCATAGCAATCATGGTGTCCCAATAATCATTCTCCTGGTTAAAATTATCTCTGGGAGAAGGAGGAGTCTCCTCCCACTTTTCATTAAAATCAGAAGAATTAGTCAGTCCTACAAAGGTGTAATAAGCATTAGAAGTGCTTAATACACCATTGCGGAAATTTTTCGCATTTAAAATTCTAATTTGATCTGTAATTATTGCAGACATTTTGCCACAGTTTTTTCTTTATTTAGTTACAGAGTTTCGTCATATCTTACGAACGCAAGAGATTTATCTCTTACAACTAACGTAGATGTAGATATGCCACCAAATCCACTCATGTTGTATGCAGTAGAAGCAACCGAAACTCCACTTTCAAGAATAATCTTACCCCAACTATAAGAACCCAAATATGTTCCTGTAGTCATTCCAGTAACACCATTGAAATTGGTATCAAAATCATATCCAAGAGGAGGATTATCAACCTTAGCACGAACTCTTATCACAGCATCCTGCTCATTACCTATAACAATAGGATGATCTCTTCTTTCTACAACTTCATAAACACCATCCACAAATGATGTGCTGATACCTAAAACATTACCATTTCCATCATAACTTGTTATAGAAGTTGTTGCTGCTCCTAAGTTTGAATTGAAGATTGTAAATACATCACCTTGCTCTATCGCAGAAACTGTTATTCCAGTACCAACATACTTAGATTGACTAAAGATATTATCCTGGTCGGGGATAAACAGATCAAACAAAGCATAAGTCTCATTACTGATTGAAGTTGTTGCAAAACCAACAATACTACCAGAATCACCTCTATAACCACCAGGGAAAAATACCTTAATAGTTTGAGTTGTACCTTGACTTGGTGGAGAAATTAAGACTTTAGGAGCAGTTACTGTAGAATAACCAACTCCACCACCTGTTACGGTTATCCCAGTAACAACTCCATTCGTAATAGTAGCTCTTGCTTTTGCTGTTGTAGTTGTTCCAATACCAACACCAGTAGTACTTGCGATACTTACATTTGGAGCAGATAGATATCCACTTCCTCCATTTGTTATTGTAAAACCAGTAACTGTTCCTGCCATAGAAACAGTAGCAGTAGCAGCTGCTGAAACTTTTACCTCTTGCTGGTGAATTTTGATTCTGTTCTGAGACAAACGACCTTGAGTTGTATCAAATTCATTACGCTGGTTAAACAGTGGTCTAACAGTGCTAAGATTTAATACAGTAGAACCAATTCCAACCGGTTTAAGTAAATAAGCAGCAGGTAAAATATTTGGTTCATGGAAGGTTCTTGCTTTAGAGACACTCTGTCCATCAATAATCTTATCTTCGGTCTGACGACACCAAGTAACAGGTCTTGTAAAATTAACATCATCAGTGTTTCCTGGACCAAAATATGGAAGAGTTTCTACAGTATCTGTGGAAACAATATCACTTATAGTTCTCTTATCCTCTTTGTAAATTAGATCATCTGAAGTAATCTGAAGAGTATCACCTTCCTTCACAGTTTGAATTACATCAGTTTCAATAACATCATTACCTTCACCATTACCCTTGTAGAAAACAATTCTCAAGAAATCGCCAACTCTAGGTGCTTCGGAGAATCTAATTCTATTTCCTCCAAAGAAGAAGTAAGAATCACCTGGGACCTGAAGAATATTATTCAAGAATACTAAGAGTAACTGATCTGTTTGAATTTTCGACCCTTTAGCAGCAATAATTGAAAGTCTTTCTCCACCTCTAAACAGTGGGAAGAGTTTTCTCTTACCATCAATATAACTATCAACATTATCCAGAATCTCAAGTTCACCAAGAGACCATCCATTAAAGGTGTCGTCAAAGGTTTTATCTACTGTAATTTGGAATTCTCTAAAATTAGATGTGGTTGGAATTCCAGTTCTTCCTCCTACAGGAACAGTTAGGATATCACTTTCGCCATAAGCGTAACCATTGTTTGTAATGTTATACGAAACTACACTAGAACCATTGCCAACCTGAATATCAATTTTACCTTGCGTACCTAATCCAGTTAATACCTGATCATTGGAATATACCAAAGGCATATTTGCATATGGTTCTGGATCATCAAATATAATTTGAGGAACAATTGTTAGTGTATTAACACCAACATTAAGGTTGAATCCTGGATTAGTAATATTAACACTAGTAGAAATATTACCAGTGCCAGTAATAACAGTTGCAAAACCAATATGCTGGACAGATGTAGTTGCAACACTTACAACAGCACCAGCATCACTACCAACAAAAGTATGTGTATACTGACCACCAGCGCGAACAGCATTTGCCGTTGCACTCACAAATGTATGAGCACCAGAAGCAACAGTTGCTGGGTTAGTCCCAACATTGACAGTAATCGTAGTAGAAGTTACTGAACTAATATCGAGAGTTGTATTTGCTGCAGGGTCAGTTGCACGAGGATAAGAATGCTGAGTTGCATTACCATCCTGAGCACAGGTAAAGGTCAGTGAATTGGTCTCAAGGGATATGCCTCTGCCAGCAACAAAATTATGACTGCCAATAGTAAGTTCTAAATCGCCAGTGTTATGGTCATAAACCGCACCGGAAACATTAAAGTAAACAAACGTTGAGAAACCAACAAATACTATAGCATCTTGACCTCGAATCTCTTCAATTCTCAATGGTCTTCTGCTTGCCCTAGTGTCAAGATTAGGTCTAGGATATGACTTGGTACTAGTATTATTATCACTAGCACAAGTAAAGCGTAGACTATTATCGTTAATTGTAATATAATCTCCAGAATTTAACGCATGGTTTGCTGGAAGAGTTATAGACAGGAGTCCAGTTGTAGGAATATAATCTGCATCCAATACATCATAAGTAAGTCCTGCAACTGCTCCTGGACTAATATTACTAGTAGCAGCACTAACATTAACAATACCAAATGGTAAAGTAACTCCGATACTTACTCTAGTTCCTGCAGGAACATCATTAACTGGAGCAGCACTCGTAGGAACTTGAATATGAGTAATCCCAGCTCCAACATCGGCACCTAGATAAGCAACTTTAGTACTATCTAATTTTCTGAAAGTTCCAATTCCAATATAAGCATTATTTCCATCAAATACAGTCTCTAAGACGCCAAATACGCTATTTTCATTAGTCAAATAGATGTTGGTTGAACCTGCAGAAATAGTAGAACTAGTTGATACAAGAATCTCATAATTATCTTTACATCTGTATCCACTTCCAGTATAACCAACAGATATGTTAGTTACTGTTCCAGCAGCGGAAACGGTAACAGTTCCTGCAGCAGCAACAAGAGGTTGATAACCAAATCCTTCAGTAGAACCAATAGATTGAATAATACCTGCAGCAGGGAAACTACTAATTCCAACATCATATCCGATTGATTGAGCACTTCCATTAAATACTAACTGAGTATCCCCAGCAGCTTCTTGGAGGTTGTAATCCTCTTCTACAGTTATGCCTGGAAGTTGGAATACACTATTGATCAGTACAATAGCATTATCATCAGCAATATTCGTTATACTTTCTCCCTCAGTAGTTTTAATAGGGAAGTTTCTTTCAATACCATTAAATCTATCAGCAACATCTTTGAAAACATGATTATTAGCATAAGTCTCAGATAATCCTGTAGAGATAGGACCTCTCATATAACTTCTTCCATGGAAAGAAGAACCTTTAGCAATACCCTCCCAATCAAGGGAATTAGGATCTGAAGGATCTGCTACTGGATCTGGACCATATGGAGGTTCTGCAAAACTCAGTTTGTTACCAATAATATTGTAGTTTCCAGAGATCTTAGTAACTAAGTCGCCAGCGGTATGATTTGCAAATTGTGTTCCCAATCTTGCTCTTCTAACTCTAACTTTATTAGGGTCGTTATTTGCTCCAACTCCAGTAACCTTCATAATTTCATCATTAACTTGGAAGAAGTCTCCACCAAAGAATGAAGTAACTCCAACAAAATCAACAATGTCAGTTGTAGAAAGAGCATCAGCACTTAATGTCGTCGTAATTGCTGTAGAAACAATTGGACTTTGGATCATATTATCAAGTGTAATCAACACTCTAGCATTTTGTCGTGTAGTTATAAATCTATGAGAAGTACCACTACCTACATTTGTAATATCAATTAGTGAAGGAGTAACACTTTGAGCATTTTCGGCACTGGTGCTCAATCCAATATAGTTGTCATCAATCTTAACTGCATAAACATTATCTCCTCCATTAGGAAGAAGCGTTGTTAATCCAACACCAACAAAGAAAGTTTGTGCAACACCAATTGCAGAAGATTCATCATTAATGTCATTTCTATAGTAACTCAGTCTTTCGCCAGAAACAAAGAAGTGGTTTGGAAGTCTAATAGTATCGGATGTTGTACTAACAATTCCAACATTTCCACCATCAAACCAATATTGGAATATATCTTGTCCCCCATGTTCTAAATCAAAGTCTGTTTTGACATCATTAAATGTTCCAATGTAATCATCTCTATCGTCAGTAATAAGACCATTACCAAAATCAAGTTCCGTCTCTACAACATCACTTGTTTCAGACTTCAGGTGATGAGCAAAAACATTTACTTCAGTATCAATATTTGGATTTGGAGTAAAATGTAAATGTAATTCAAATCCAGTAGAATCAATTCCTGCTCCAAAAGTACCAAGACCTGATGAAGTCCTTACATTACCATATTCTGTGAGGAATGCTTCACTAGTAACACCAACAGCATTAATTGTATCCACTGCAACTAATTCTACAAATTCATGCTCATTATTCGTTTTGTCTGCTACATGTACCCAATACTTGGATGCATGGAATTCTTCACTATTATCAATATAACGATATTTGTTTACAGTAGTGATTCCTGGAGATGCTGATGATGCAATAGTGGTGGATTCTGCCTGAATCCTTGCATGGTTCATATTATACGTTGCAATTCCTGATGTTGCTGTCTGAGCAATACCAATTTGAATTGTATTGATAACCGCAGTTGTACCAATTCCGGCATTAGGAATAAACTCAACTACAAGATTATTATTAGCAAGATACGGCCAGAATGTTCCATATCCAACAGAAGAATCTATAGATCCTAAATCGGTAGACAGATTTGTAATTTCTCCGCTCGTTGCTATATCTACTCCATCATGAACAAAGTTCATTTGAGTAAAATTAAATTCCTCATTCTGAGAACCATTATCAGGGTTTATGGAGAACATAACAGAAACAGAATTAAAACTGCTTCCCATAGAAACAACTGTAACTCCAGTTCCTACAGTATTAAGTTTAGAACTTGAAGTTTGTATGACAGCAATATCACCAAATGTACTAGTTCCTATTCCAACAAAACTATCTTCTATCTTATAGGCAACATATGAAACATTAAAGTCATTATATGCTATTTTATCATCGACAGGATAGAATCTAATGAATCCTTGTCCCTCAGAAATAGCAAAATCAAATGTACCAATATCACCAACTGTTTGGAGGAATGCATATTCATTAGAATATCCATAAGTGCCGTCGTGAATAACATCAAAAATTGATACTTGTCTTTCTGAAGTAAATCTTCTATCTCTAACCAAAGTATAATATCTTAAGAATCTTCTCTTATCAAGATCAAACGTATCAATATCAACATATTCTTCTGATCTTGGGCGATGACTAAATTGATCACTAATATCGTCAATACTTAAGACTCTGTTGAATACTGCCTGGTCAAACGAAGATATGAGTCTACTTTCAAAATAAATCTCTGTTGAAACTAAATCTCCAACATCAATAAAGTTTTCTCTGACAAGATCAAAGTCATTAACACAATTCATATCAACAGTTTCTACAATATCTTTTATCAAATTGAGATAGGTAGATCCTTTTGTTGGATTTGTATCTACTCTAAGTCCTCTTTCATAGGACTCTAATTGATAATTCGCAAACTTCTTATAACCAGAAATGTGGTTCATCGAAGATATGGGGTCATTCCAAGTTTGTAGAGGTACAGTAGATTTCAAAGAGTAAGAGAAGTTTTGATAATAATCATTGTCAGGTGTTCTCTGAAGATCATTATTTAAGAATCCTGCTATTTGTTTCCAACCCTTATTTTGCTGTATTGTACTTCCATATCTTCCATATTCTTTGAATGGAAAAATATTTTCGCCAACAGTAGCAATTGATTTTGAAGTTCTACCAGAAATAGAATCATTAGTAGAAAATTCATCAATAGAATTAATTTTGAGAATTGAGAATTCTTCATCCCAGTCTTCTACAACAGCAGTCTTATTGCCGGAGGTAATAATTTCATCAGGGATAAACTTATTCTTCTTAAGTTTAATATCAAATACAGGGAAATCTCTCTCAGGTAACAATCTTGCAGCAGAGTTAATCTTATCATATGCAGTAACCGTATCTGTTGCTTCCAATTGATCTGCCATACTAAAGGTTACAATTCCAGCCGCACCCCCGAAATTGGGATCAACTTCTGTAATAGTGTATAATTTATAGTTGTGCTCAGAACTATTAAATCCTTTTTCTGATCCAATTCCAGGATTAGAACCTTCAACCATTAATTTTTCGCCAACCACGAATGGATAATAGTCTCCAGTAGAATACTCTGTTTTTATTTGTGCTGCAACTGTTTTGGTCAATGGATCATAAACCATACCAATGCTACCTTGACTGTTGTCAACAGGAACTCCTCCACCAGAATTTACTGGATAAATTTTTGGAAGGACATCACTCATTCCGTAAGTATTTTGAAGTATTTTTACCTGAGGACTAGAACTGTTATATTCTAACTCAATATCCTCTACAATAGTATTAAAAATTCCATCAATAACAACCAACTCCTGTTTTCCTAAGTACCCTCTTCCGAAAGAAGAAATTCCTACAGAATCCAAAGATGTAAATGGAGTTATCTTCAGCGATTGAGGATAATAGAAAAGAGGTCTGATTGTTTGATCATATGGAAAATCATATCCATAATCTGTTATTTCTACCTTATTAATTTTTCCAATATCAGAACTTACTACTTCGATGATGGAATTAGTTCCATCGGCAGTAGTTATAGTTGTAAATCCAGGAAGAACTTTATAATTATCTCCAGTATTTAAAATTTCAATTTCAGAAATAGGTCCATCAGTATGAGTGCAATCTGTAACATAAGACATTTTTGCACTGGAGGACGTATAAGAAGAAGACTCAGGTGCTTCTACTAAATTGTATGTAAATGAAGTGGCAGTAGCAACTTTTACTTTGTGCGAACCAGAATAACCACTATTAGAAATTGTGATAGATCCAGCACCTTTTATAGACTTATCCAAGTATACGTCTTTTTTGGTATCCGCTAAAGGTACACCTTGAGTATACTTTGCATTTAAATTATAGAACAAATTCTTCGGAGTATTTGAATCTATAATTAATTTTACAATTCCATCTGTGCCAACAGTACCAGTTTTTAATACTTTGAATTCAGTATCATCTATATTTTTTAACCATGGTTTTTCAAGGGTTTCGCCAATATAGAAATCCAAATCAAATGCAGGATAATCGACAAGAGAATATTCATACCTCAATGATTCATCACTCAGATCAAAAATTATTTGATTAAATCCTTCACTATCAATAGGAGGATTGACTATACCTAAAGTACCTGCTGTTGTTGCCACACCGACAACAGTTACGGGTTGATCGAGAGTTGCATTATAAAGGGTTGAAGCAAGTTTAAATTTATCGGAGTCAATCTTAACAGCATAATACGCAGAATTATTATCAAAGGCAGTGTTTGTCCATTCACTTGTATGAATTAACTTGTCGCCCGTAGAGAAACCATGATCTACAATGGTTACTACACCACTTTCTGTGTTTACTCCAAGTGGTTCAAAGGATTTAGGATTGAAGATAATATTTCTATTATAATCGTCATACTTTACAATTACAGTCTTTTGACGATTGGGTACAACATCAAATACAATTCTATGATCAGAACTTAATCCATGAGTAGTTGCAGTAGAGACTAGTACTCTATTTTTAATCGCGTCTGCAGTAATTTTTGGATATTGTGTAGTAAAACTATGATACTCATTTGTACCAGCATTAGTAAAATCAAGCAATCCAATATTTCTAGTTGTTAATGCTACACCAGAAAATACGCCAGTCGAACCAAGACCAACTTGAACCGTTGCAATGCCAATAAAGTCTTTATCAATTTTAGCAACGTAGTAGTTTTGTCCTCTGGTAAAGAATGATCCGACACCTACGGTTGTAGTAGAATCTTCATATTTCAGTGCAACAGCAAGAGGATCATTCACTTCGTATTTTACTACATCCCCAGTTTTCAACCCATGATCTTTCAGATACAAAGATTTTGGTTTTATGTAAACAGAAGTTGCACCCGCTCCTGGAGATGAGAAAAATACTGTGGTGCCAGAACCAGGATTTACATAACTATCAGATAATCCAACAGATTCTGATGGATCAAAGTAGTACTCTTTATTTGATCTAAATTTAAATGAGTTATCATAGTCGGAATTAAAGAAAAACTGTCTCTGCATCAATGTTGCAGCTGTGCCGACAGTATGGATGGATGATGAAGATCCATAAAACTCTCTAAGTATCCTAAGTCTACCAGAAAGTTTATCAACATTTAAGACTTTGAATTTTTCTTGATTGACTTGGAAAACATCATTTTCTCTTACACGATCAAAACTTAACTTGGTAGTATACGCATAAGTGACAATTCCAGTGTTTGCCACTGTATCCAAAGCATACGTAGTAGAACCAAGACCAACAAGGTTGAATGTTGTTGGTTGAACAGTTACTTCATAACTACCTTGAAATTTAGATTTTACTGTAGAGAAATTTGTTAAGGTTATTAATTCTTTATCAAAATAACCATGAGCAGTAGATGCTATTCCAACAAATTGACCTTTCTTATCTGTTGGATAAATTTCAATTTCAGTTTCTGTAGTATCACACTCAATTTTGCTGATTTCTTTTCCTTTGACGAAAGAAACCTTAGCAGCAACTCCATTACCGCCAGAACCCTCTTGATCAAATACTAATCTATCATTTACTTTATAAAAATCTCCACTATTTAAAATCTTAACAGAATCAACCTTTCCATCAGTAACTGTCTTAACTGTTACTTTTTGCTTGAGGTCATTTGGAAGAGTTATATATGGATATCTGACATCTTTATCAAAGAAATTATACACTGAGGTATTTCTCTTGTATTCACTACTATTCAGATCAAAATCATTTTGGTTTGATTTTCTATCTTTATTAAACTTACTTGGTACAGAGAAATAATTGTCACCGATTAAGTATGGGAATACTGGTCTTCTATAACTTCTAAATGGACCAGAGTCTTCAGATGTTCCACTTATTGTTGTAAAATACGCATAAGTTCCGTTTGGAAATTCTGGCGTAACACAATACCTTCCATTATTTTCATCAAGTACTGTATCATCATCAACTCTATAGTAAGTGAAGTCTTCAACAAAATACCCCGAAGGATATTTGGGAGGTCTATTGGTTCTCAAAAGCGACTCATCAGAGTAACCACTCTTCATTCTTACAGCAACGCCACCAGACTTGGAAGAGTATCCATATGGTCCATAAATTGGATTTCCATCATATGCCCATCCAATAATAGGAGAATGATTAGGTGAATCAATCTCTACTCTATTAAAAGGAAGATCGCTGGAACCATACTTCTTTTGTCCTTCAGAATCACTAGGGATTAAGATATTTCTTAGATATCTTGGAGCAAAAAGATGACAATATTGAATTCCATAATTCTCAAAAAATGATCTAGTTAAAATACCATCGTCATTTTTTAACTTACCTATAGAATCTTCAAATAAATTTATTTTCCAAGATTGTAGATGTGGTTGAAATTTTGAACGAGAAAGTGATTCTGATGCTACTAAACTAATAGTAGTATTGTTTTGATTATAACCTCTACCACCTTCAAGTACAAATATTTCATCTATAGTGCCATCATTCTTTATAGTTGCAGTTAATACTGCTCCAGTTCCATCTCCCTCTACAATAACATCAGGTGCAGAAGTAAAAGACTCACCTCTGTTTAGAGGAATTGCTTCTGTTACTGCACCATTATTGACAATTGCCTTTACCTGAGTATTTTTGCCAATAGAATATGTAACTCTTGGTACTCTTTCAAAATCTTGTATATTGGTTACACCATACCCAACACCACCGTTAGAAATATGAACATTATCAATTGTACCCAAGAATTTTGGTTGGAGTTCAGCAACAAACTCAGAACCAACATTAGTTTTTCCGGTTAAAATAACTTGAATTGGTGGATGATTGAAAATATGTGTTCCAACACCAGCGTTTGTTATATTAACGTATTCTTTTCTATCTGCAAATATGTTGACAGTATTTCCAATACCAGATATGGATAGAGTAAAGTTATCCTTATCCAAAACTGTAGCAATATAATCAGTATTTAATGAAAGACCTGTTAACTGAGTGTCAGTACCACTAGCAACACCCTTGTAATGAATAATATCGCCATTAGAGTATCCATGATTGATACTAGTAATAGTATTTGTTGATGTATTGATTCCTGTGTTTAAACATGTAGTCTTTCTATTTGAATATCCCTCACCAGGTTCAACAACATTAATAGAATCTATTTGCCTCTTACTAAGAATTGCCTTTAGACTATGGACACCTATTCCGTAGGCAGTAAGATTTATTGTGTTTATTCCAGAAACCGCATCACTACGAGAATTGAATAATTTAATATTCTGTAAATCCGTAGATTTAACAAAGTAAGAAGAATTAGTTGTTAAACCGGCAATTGCTCTTTGTCCGTTAGTTTGATATACAACTTCTTCATAATCTCTAAACTTATGATAGGTAGAGAATCCAATACTATCACTAGTAAGACTTATACCTCTACTATTAAAAGTTGAAACATGCTCAGTTTGCTTCATGTTCACTAATACAGAAGCACCTTGACCATTACCACCTACAATCTTAATTGTAGGAGTTCCTTCATAGTCAAAACCTCTATTTACCAACTTAACATTATTGAGAGATCCTGTTACTCCTAAGTAACCATTTGCATTTTTCCCCTGAGAGTCTTCAATAACTAAATTTGGAGGATTAATAATATCAAATTGCTCATCTGAGAAAATTACATCAACACTCTTAACTTCACCATAGTAAATGTTATTCTTAGACTTGTAATTTAAGATTTCTACTCCATTCAGAAGCATTCCGGTTGTACCTGGAAGAGTTTTTATTTTTTCTGCAGAACTCTCTGAAGGTACAGGAATTTCTTTTAATAATCTTTGATCTTCAAGTTTTTGTTCGTAGAAATCATATAATCTAATTTTATTATTAGATACAGTTATGGAAGAAAATTCAACAAATTTCTTTGAGAAAATATTCTCCTTACTCAAAGAAAACTTTACAGTTTTAGAATCGACTTTTGTAATGTAATAAATTCCTTCATTAAATAATTTAGAACCTTCAACTAATCTAGTTGTATAATTGAAGTTCTCATCAATAACTTTCTCCTCAATAGTCTCAGGATAATAATAAACCTTATCTCCCGTCTTTAAATTGTGATCAGTAGAAAATGTTACTTCTGTTCCACTAAATGTTCCATCAATTTCTAAATCTATATTCTCAATGCCAATTGATTCTGATGGTATCGAAGAAGAAGCGACTAGTAAATTCTGCCCATCATTAGTATATACATTCTGAACATTAGAATGATAGTCCCTTACTAAAGGGAATGAAGCAGAAGTTCCCTTAAGAATAGTTCTCTTAAGTGTATAAATTTTAGTTAAGTCCAGTGTAGAAACAGATCTAACATTTATAGATTTTTCATTGATAACTGATTCGACTACTGCATCTACAGTGTTATTTGCATTATCAACAAACTGTACATTATCACCTTTAAAAATATAGTGAATATTATTTAAATTTACACGGTATATTTTATCCGTAAGATCAATAGCAGTAGTTGAATCAATAGTAAATATCTTCTTATCATTATAAACCCACTCATTAAATTTAAATCCTTCGCCTTCATATCCAAGAGTTTTAACTCTTGAAACAACATCTTTAATATTATAAAGAGATTTTGCTGGATACTTTACATCTGCAATAATTGAGGATATGTTACACTCAACCTTCTTTCCATTAATAGTTGCGTATGCAAAAGTATCCTTATCGGTTATATTTTCTTCTTCCTTGATTTCTTTATAGATATAATCAATATCTCTGAATTGATTAATTGTTCTAGATCCATAGTATAAAGATCCGCTTGTTCCATCACTATAATTAAATGAGATATTTCCTGTATTCGCAAAACCAACGGTTGATTCTACATCAAGGTAAGTTGCTCCAATAGAAACTGGGTTTACCAATTTCGTTTTTGGTGTTACTTTAAAATCGCCGTAGATTGCGCCATCAAATGTAATATCTTTATTATATCCTGCATCAATGTCAAGTCTGTAATATACTTTAGAGTCTTTTCCTTGTACTCTTTCTGAGTATGTGATGGGTGCGTATGATTTTGATGGAAAATCTTGGAAAAGAGTAATATTTTGAATATTGTCAAATTCGCTTGAGTTGACAGTTGGTTCTACAACTAAACTTTCAACTTTATCATATTGTGCGTCTGAAGGTCTAAACAGCAAATCTGCAGGATTTACTAACTCTACATTTACACCATAAAGTGCCTTAAACAGAATTTTAAAAGAATCTTCCGTTCCTTTTGAAGCATAGAAACTTCTTACTTGCTTTAAGAATGTATTCTGATTCAGTTGAGAATAAAAATCTCTATCATCGAATCCGAGAGCAATTTCTTTTTTTGTCTTGTTTAAGAACTCTGCTAAGAATAATACACTAAGATTTAAAACTTGTGCTCCCTTTGAATGAACTTCTGCTCTTGTTGATTCAAATAGAACTTCATCAGGTGAATTATTTTTTGAAAGATCACAAATTCCACTAAATCCTCTAACACAACCAGTAAAAGTTGTTGGAGTTTTGCCGGTGTAAGTAATGATCTCATTATCAATCTTTAAAAGACCATAAGAATCTGGAAATCCTTGAGTATCAGACACTTCAATAATAGTGTCTGTTGTACCAATTGATTTTCCAAGATCAATGGAATATACTCTATTAGTAAATGAATCAATCTTGAGATATCTATCGATATTACTAATGAGGTCAATAGGACCACTTTGGTATTCCTGTCCCTTGTAATACTCTTTTAAAAATTCAGTTATCAGAGGAAAATCTGTCCTAACATAGTCAGGAACTTGACTTTTAACAATTGTGGAAAGTTGAACTCTTTTTTCTGTCATTTTAATTTAAGTATTAGTATCCGCTGCTGTAACCGCCACCGCCGGAAGAACCGGAGGAACCTGAGGAACTGGAAGAACCTGAGGAACTGGAAGAACCTGAGGAACCGGCAAATGAGGAGGAAGAAGATGTAGAGGATGTAGAGGATGATGTGGATGCTGTATTAGTTGCAGGTGAAACGCCAGTGTTATAAACGCTGGTTCCGCTGGTAGTAGATGCTCTTGCCTGTGCTTCAGCGAGAGGAGTGGATCCTGCTCTTCCGCCAGACCTGACCAAATTACCATTGGCATAACTAGAAGTTGACACATAGGTAGATGCTGAAGAATCTACGCCAGAGGCAATATTATCAACCACCATGTCAAAAATGCTATTTCCAATGTCCAATTGTAAATATAGATCTTGTAATCCAATTACGTCATTTGACTTTGGTGTGGCAGAAATTTCAATAATGGGTTGACCATCACGCAATTTGCCAGAAGTTATATTTACTGGATTCAGAGTTACAATTCCATTTACATAATCAATTGTTCCAACATTTCTTCTTATAATCGTGGGATTTTGAGATGTTAGTGTTGGAACAGTAAAGAAGAACAAATCTCCAGTTTGATTATCAAAGTTTGGTACATCTCCAATATACAGAGTTTCTTGTATTCCACTAACAGTAAAACCAGATGATTTTATGTTGTATCCTTCAAGACTCTTAATGTGGAATTCGTTGCCAAATCCAATAGAGTACTCTGCAAAAGTGTTTAAGACAACTCTTAAGTCTCTTCTTATACTAATAGTAGTTATATTAGATGTAATTGCCTGATTACTGTCATCAATGATTCTTTGGAACTTGGAATACTTAAATCTTGCTCCATATTTGTTCAACTCTGTGGATTCGCCGTATTTTTGTACATTATTTTGCACAATTGAAGAAATACGCTGTGCAGACGGCGTTAAATTTGAGTTATAATAGACTTTTGAGTCAATTTCAATATACAAATACTTCAAATCAAGGATTTCAGTGACAATTCCTGCTACAGAGTATCTTTTAAGTTCTTTCTTGATATTTTCTTTAATCAAATTTGGTAAGAAGTCGCCAAATTTCGGTTTTATGCTAATAAAGACTTTTCCATATTGTGGAGGTACTAATTCTTCACCTCCAAAAACAGAAATTGACTCAGTTTCGGGATAAATCTTTGCAGGAATCAGAGTTTCATAATCTGTAGACGTAACTGCTCTATTTTGGGTTGCAAATACCCTTGGAGCAAACTTTTTGATGGATTCTACGCTTTCAATATTTTCACCACCTGAAGAAGAAACGCCAGTTGTTAATAATGAGATACCATCAGTTACATTATACTCAGTTGCATTTCTTTGATATGTAATTCTGCCATTAAAGGTAAATGCACTAATACCATTACCGCTATCGCCATTAGATCTAATGTAATTTACCGTGATAGAATTGCCTTCTTCAAGTTTTTGGGCAAAAATGCCATCTCCAAACAAAATTTCGTATCTTTCATCTTCTACTTCTTGCAAAAAGTACGTTTTTGCGTATCTATCAGACCCAAATAGGTTATCTTGTCTTGAATAACGTGTTGCTGCCGTTGCAGTTTCGCTATCTTTCACAAAAACTGACATTAAATCAACATCAATACCAGAATTTGGTAAAATAAACTTCTGATTATAGTCTCTAGGGTCATAAATAAACGTTTGAGTCAGTAATGGACCCTCATAAATTGGAATATTGCTGAAAATTGCGATTCCATTGGAAACAGGAACTGTAATATCGTCAATAATTGAGAAAATAAACGAAGAATTTGCAAAACTTCCCTGAGAAGTTGCAATTGGACCCTTTCTAAGGGTTAATGAGACCGGTGCAGGGGTTACTGTAGAGACATCTACAAAGAAACTGACAGTTGCACGCGCTGCTTTTCGCGATCTTGGTAAATATCCAATATTTCTTGCGATAGAAACCACATTTTCTCTTAATGTAGCACTATCAAGGAACACTTCGTTTGCCACCATGTTGGCATTATACGAAGTGATGTATGTATTATACGCTAAAACGTCAAGTATTGATGACAGGTTAGAACCCTCAAAGTCATAATCCGTAAAATTGGAGTTTGCCTGAAGATAATCTTTGAGTGATTGTTTAACCTGATCGAAATCTAGGTTAGAAAAATTTGATAACGGCATTTTTTACCTAGTTGCTTGCAAAATAAAACTTATTTGTTGCGGATCAATGTCTGCTCCGATGATACTATAAGAAATTTCAACGTCATAACCATTATTATCAAAGTCAGGAGACACAATCACATCAATAAGACGGATTCTTTGCTCATATGTCTCTAACGAATACATGATCTGGTCCTTAATTGCTGCCGCAGATGTCTCATCTAAGAGTTCAAAGAGAGAATCAGTGATGTTTGTACCAAAATCAGGGTTAAACATCTTCTCGCCAGGAACTGTAAAGATGATATTTCTTACAGAACGTGCAATTGCATTTTCATTTTTAAGGGCAATCAAGTCATTTGACAGGGGATTAACCTGAAATGACATACTTACGTCTTTAAATCCCTTACTAACCCTCTCTAAAGGCACTCTAATACAGCAATTATGAGTTATTTATGACCAACGATCGATCATTTCTTGAGACTTTTGCTCTCTTACACGCTCCTCTCTTGCCTTCTTCAAATATTTCTCACTTTCGACCTCTGTAATTAAGGTCATTCCATCCTCAATGAAGGATTTTGACTTATCTACTGAACCGTCAAGATGCTGTGGATGACTCATGATACCCTTTTTGAGTTATTTATTGAGTATCTAACGGTCTGTCTTGAGACTTATACATCTCAATTGGGTCTTCATTTACACTAAATCCATCTGCTTTGACAATTTCTTCACGTTCTTTTGCAGTCTTCCAAAAATATTCATCCTCTCGTCCCATACCAAGTCTATCATTTCCATTCTCAACTTGATAATACTGAGTCGATACCTTAAAATCAGGCATCTTTGGTTCAACAGGAGTTAAACTATTATCATAGATACGTAACCTATTGTTTGGATATAGTGCATACTGCCCATTTTCAAGTTCAATTAGATTATGTGACTTATGTTCTGCAGGATTTTCACTGGTCGCATAATCAACATAATCAGGATCATGATGATAATTGTCAATCGTACAAATATATGTTCCCTTTACATTGCCATGATCGCGAGTATAACACTCAAAATCCATACTACCAATAAACTTCTTATCCACTGATACAACCCCATAATCCATACAATTCCAAAATTGTAGGTTAGGTAGACTCATATCAGGTTTAGGCGTCTCAGGGGCGCTTACAAAGGCACTGATGGGCAATTTATCGTACATTGCAGCATACTCAGGTAAATACGTCTCAAAGTAAAATGCACGTCCAGGTATACTTTTCACTGATACCCATACACCTTTTACAAATTCTCCCCATCCACTTTGATGGTCAGTCAAATACTCCTTTCTTACCCATATCTCTTGAGAAGGTAAATTTGCAATTAAACATGCCATAACTCATAACTTTATATTTCTTTATCTATACAAAAAAAGAGGACCCGTAGGTCCCCTTTAATATTATTTCTTTCCTTGCCCGCGATAACGCTTACGCTTACCATTACGAGAGGATGCACTCAATAATGTATTCTGTGAACATCCCTGACGGGTCTTCTTTGGTTTGCCAGGAATGTAATTCCCACCTTTCATCATTGCCATAACTTAATACCTCCTCTTGGTTGTAATAGACGTTTTATTGCCTGTAACCATCATACCTGAGACGAGTAAAACGGTCAAGAGCATCACATAAAGAAAACTTCCCATCAGATAATACGAGTTTTCTCATGTCCTACTCGAATACGAGGGTCGCACCAAATTTCAAAACCCTTCTCCTTTGCATCTAAACAGAAACTTACATCCTCTCCACACATATCTTGCACACTCCCAGACTCAAACACCTGCATCTTAGGAGCAAACCATGGATACTCAAGATTCTCAAAGACTCCGTTTTTAATGAGCACCCATCCAAAACCTGTGTAGTCTACAGTGAATGGCTTACGCCGCTTCTGAATCGATTCCACTGTTTCGTGGTTCATTACTCCACCATTCTGTCGGAAATCATCCTCCTCTAACCAATGTGCCACAGAAGTCGTCTGTCCATCCTCTGTTGCATACCATCCACTTACAACCTCTCTCTCAGTACCATCTTCATCAATTGCCATATCACACAATTGCCAGAATTGATTACTATTAAACACAATATCACTATCAATCCATAACTGATAGTCATACTTCAATTTACCATCCCATGGCACCTGATTCGGTCCACGCAATACATTCGCACCTAAACACTTACATCGTGCAAAATTAACCATCGATGAATAATCTTGACTAATCTGAATACTCATACCGTTCTGTACCATGTCAAAACATAACTGTACAAAGTTCTTCAGAAAAATATAAGAACACCCTCGACCAGGAAGACAAAATACTATTGTCTTCCCACGCATCCTTTCTTTGATTGCATCAATGTCCCAATCTGCTTTCTTCTCAACAGTTGGCGATTTTGCTTTTACAGTGAATCCTTTGGCCATAAATCGAAAATTCCTTTCAGTTCAATTCTAGTCTATTATGTAGTCAATGTCAAGGTAGTTCAGGGTAGTACTTTCCCCACCTCTGAATACCTATATGATAAATCCTTTGAATCATACTCAGTCTTCATTAACCCTACCATTCCATTCAACTGGTCCCAGGTACTACGAAACTCCTTCTCAGGTAGATTGTGATATACACACTCTTCCTTAATGTAAATGTTATAAACTTTCAAATGGTCATACCTCCGATTCTTTTCACTATTTAATCAGCGAGACCAGTACGGACCCCACTACAACATACATTACATACCTCCCAGTGCTTGCACAAGTGCGTCCTCTCCATATTGCCATTAGTACATCATAAAAAACCCGCGCAGTCACATACGTGAAAACTACACGGGGGATATTCCAGTACCGCAAATTTTTTTTACTCACGCGAACTCCACAGTCGTTTTTTATATACGCGAAATTTTTTGAAATGAACTTGATATCACTCTCGCGTTTTGTCACCTCTGTAGGTTAGGGTAGTTAGACGTTTTTATATCACGCCCGCCGCCCGCTATAACCAACGGCACGCAAAACACTGTGTTTCAGTGATACTCTGAGTCTAGCACATATGGGGCAGAGTGTCAACAACTGCCCCGCACTGTGTATCAGAAATCCTCCAACATTTCATTGAGTTCGATGATATCCAACTCAGAGGACTGCCAGTTAACACCATCGGGCGTTTCAGGTCCGAAAAGTTCAACTAACAGGTGGGAGAGAGACTTATAACCATGCTCCGCATATCCGCGTGCAAGGTTATACATTCCCTCATCATTACCTAACCAGAGAGCAACATTCCAAGTGGCATGATTAGCGAACCCGTTGTAAGTTTCGGTGGTCATGTGTGTTTGAGTCATGCTTACACTACTGAGACACTTTAGAGGCTTCAGTTAGCATTACTCACCACGTATCAGGTGTATGCAAGTCCTCGACATATGCCTCGCAGTATTCACTACCCTCCAAACCGAAGAGTTTATCCCAGTTGATATTATGCGGGTCAAAGTCATTCATTGCCTCAATCTCTAAGGTAATGCGATACTTACTCTTCTGTGCCTGGTGATAGATAGCGGGCATTTGTGAGAACCTCTGAGTGATACTTTGTTATTGTACTATGGACTGAGAGATATAGCAAGCACCTCAAGTCCTATTTAGAAAGTGTCTGCCGGGTGCTTGACTTTTGGGGGAGTTCGTGTTAGACTGAAGGCCAGGATCACTATGCTGAGAAGGATTTAGAGAGTGTATTCAGAGGGTCTTCAGAGATACTTAGCAGCGTCTCTGGGGTGTACTTAAGGGCATATTTTCCACAGTTTCTAACACTATTGTGGAAAACATTGTGGAAAAGATAAAACGTTCAAATACATTTAAAATAACATTTTTAATATAAAAAAACCCTAATCTTGTATATATCAGGGCAGAAAAGGTGAGTTTTTGGATATTACAGAGGTCTTACATGTATTGGTCCATCACACACAACCCGGACCTCAAATGCCTATACTTCACTGTTACATAAGCAATCAAATCATAGGACAGTTACTGTTATCAGAACTCAGTAGGATTGCCCTCGAAATCAACAGCAACAGCGCCAGCGTTAGTCATACTTTCGTCGGCAACAATCACGTCCAGGATAGAAAGAATGTCTTCTCCATTGTTAGCAGTGGAGAGCATACCAATTGCCAGTTCTTTGTTCATTAGAAAGTGTTAATAAGTGAATGGAGTTGAACGTTAGTGAAACGTCTAGTTAGTTGTTAATCTAGGTCTTACGTTACTTATAGGTCTCCCTATAACTTACTGCCTAGTAAGTGTTATTCTAAGAGATCAGGATAGTATTCTTTCACCTCTGTAATCAGTTCATCTACGGTATAAGAATCATAACTATTATCTAATTGATCAGCAACTAATTGCATCAATGTTTTGAGGTCCATGTCATCAAGAATCCGATCAATTAGGTTTTGTTGAAGTTCATCACGATCGATGATGTTGTCTGTGGTAGTGTTCATGATTCAGGAATTAGATGTGGGGCATACTGTTTAACGTCTTCTACAAGTTCATCATCATCAAGGTCATTCAATTCTCTGTTCTGTGTTACAATGAAGAAGTCCCTTAAGTCTTCTTCTGTCATCTGATTTAGATCCCATTCGATGTACTCTTCTTGGATTTGTTCTCTTGTTTTGTTCATTGTTTTGTATCAGGCAAAAGTGTAACCATGAGTGAATGATTCGGTTTTGAATACTTTTTCATTACCAATTTGACCGACAAACTTTCTTACAAACCATTGATAATTCTTTTGGAAAACTCCTTCTCCAGCAATGCAGAACTCATTACATAGTGCGTTCAATCGTGATTTGGTTGTTTTAGTTTGCCAACCACCATCATAGATTGTCATGTCAGTATCTGTCACAGTAGCAATCAGATTGCCGTGCAGATATACATTTGAATTGTTTGTATCAGGATCAAATGTGACGCTTGTGTTATCCTTTGACCAGTTGCGATTGTTGTTAATTGCACGGATCATTTCAAATTCGATTTTTCTCATGATGTTTGTGTGTTGAGTGTGTGGTTACAATACTAGGACACTTTAGAGGCTTCAGTTAGTATCACCTCATATCTCGGCAATTAATAGTTTCAGGCATCTGTCTGCTTCAGTGAGAACATCATCATCTAATTCATCCCATTCGACTTCAGCATAGGCACTAAATGCCGTTTCATATGTACCATCTGAAAGAAGAGGAGCATAATACAAAACCGCAGAATGATCAGGGTCTAATGTATAAGTACAACCGTTGATTGATGAAACAAGAAAAACCATAATGTGAGTTGATTGTGTGAGTTACACTACTAGGACACTTTAGAGGCTTCAGTTACTAAACCTCACGAATTGCATCGATAATAAACTCTTTTTCAGTAGAATGTATGTGATTGATGCAATCATCCATATCTACACATTCTTCGACCGTGATAAACTTGAATCGGTCGGGATTGTCAATACGAGAAAGAGTGACGTTGAAAGTTTTCATTTAGTGTGTGAATTGTGGGCGTTACACTACTGGGACACTTTAGAGGCTTCAGTTACTAAACCTCAGGCATATGACATCTCAGTATCATAAACAACACGGATGTTTGTACCAATCACAGGATCAATCGGTCCCCACTTATAACATTTTTCGTCAGCAAAATATCGTGCTACCTTACTCATCAGACGATCATCAACTTCACCACTATCACCAAGAATTGTGGTCTCAACATATGGATAACCATCAACCTCAATCATATCACGAATCCAACCATACATTTCAACCTTATTATCAAACAACTTACTAGTGCGTAAATCACCACCAGCAACCGCAAGATATGCTCCTGAAAACTCAGGATTCATTTTGGAGAATGTCATTGAAGAGTGCATAATGTTTGAATGTTGTGTGATTACACTACTAGGACACTTTAGAGGCTTCAGTTACTGACATCATACATTTGTGCCATATATGTCTCATATTGTTGTTGAGTGAAGAGATTACCATCAACCCAGAAAAACTCTTCTTGACCAATACAAGAGTCGCCACAATCCTCTAGAAGACCATCAACAATCGTTGCCCATCTACGCGGTACAACTTGAATCAATGCTTCCTCATTATCGTCTAGATTGTTTGCACACTGAGCATAAACATAGTCATATAAATCACCACCCATCTGCTCAAACCAGTAGGTATCAACAGATTCAATTCTTTCGCCTTCGATAGCATAATCATCCTCTAATTCAAATTCATATGCTTCAATTGTGAAAAGTTGTGCCTTACCAAGTTCAAGTGTTTGAGTCATTGTGTTAGGATCAGTGGGAGAAGAAATAAAGGACATACTATCAGCGGAGATAAAGGAATGAACCGTAGGCATCAACAACCTCAGGATGATCTACCAGAAAATCCATATAGAATCGGATACCTTTAGCAGGTGCTTTGTATGATGCAGACTTATAAACTGCACCGTTATTCTTATCAACGAACATGAAGCAACTGCGACCACGCAGCGGCACACCATTGCTCACAAGATAAGACCAGACTTTGATATATTTCCGACCAACCTCATACTCAAGTTGAGTATAAGTGTTACGACCGGATTCAAGTGAATCAACCTTGAAACGGTTGTTCACAACTTCGAGCAGACATTCAGTCAGATACTCTGCTTTGAGATTAGGAGCGCAAAAAGTCATTTTAGTGTGTTTGAATTGTGTGCTTACACTACTGGGACACTTTAGAGGCTTCAGTTACTATCACATTGATTCGATGATAGATTGACGTGCCTGATATGCTTCAAATTGACTGTTGAATGTCGCAATCTTAGTCATATCATCTGCCCAATAGATGGCAAACTTATGTGAACCAAATACACCCTTCACTTTGATAGGGTTGTCGATACCAAGAGGATAAGATTTCATGGTGTAAGAAGAAAGTTCAGAAAATAATGTGTAAACCTTTGTATCACATTCCATTCATAAACTCATGCAGTTCAGCAAGATACTGTTCTTCAGTTTCAAACTTTCGACCATAGATTTCACAAGGGAAAGTTTTCTTTTGGAACATAGTTGATGCCACGCTGACATCTTGTCGATCATAACCCATAGAAATAAGGTTTTCGACGTAGGGATTAGTTTGAGTCATAATTGTGTTTTGATTGTGTGCTTACACTACTAGGACACTTTAGGGGCTTCAGTTAGACATACCGCCAATGGTCTCATCATAGATTTTCTCTACGATTGCCCACTCAGAGTAGGTCAGTGCAGAAACTTGAGAGAGAATATAGTCAGTTGCCATATCCCAGTCAGCATTAGTTTCCTCGATGAATTGTGGGAAACCTGCAACAACAGAGGAAAAAGGAGTAAGAGAAGTGATCATAGTGTGTTTTGATTGTGTGCTTACACTACTGGGACACTTTAGAGGCTTCAGTTACTTACTCTTACGTTTTTTGAGTTTTGTGATAAAGTTCTCTGCACTCTGTTTGTTCCTACACACCTTCATCTTACAGTTATCATATACTACCATATATTTCTTGCCTGTGCCCATTGGAATTGCCGCAATCTCCCAGTCTTTACCAACAACCCATCCTAATCGTGGTTTAGGTTCTAATATGCTACTGTTTGTTGGATACTTCATCGGCGCACAACAGAATCATACAACTCACCTTGCTCAAACACAATATCAACAACCTTCTGCAATGCTTTGGCGGTGCTGATACCAACCTTAGAATAGGAAGGTACAACACAGAGACCATAAGTTTTCTTTGCAGCAGGTGCCAAACGCAGAACACGTCCGATTGTTTGTGTCAATTCAATCACGTCCATGTTACGCATAAAGATAACACAATCAAGCATGGAAACATTGATACCCTCTGAAAGGATAGAGCGGTGGAGAACAACAAATTTCTTGTCTGATTGGCGTCCCCAAGCGTTCAGAACCTCGAAGAACTTCTCTCTAGATACTTTCACCCCATCGATGATTGCACCCGTCTTAGAGGTGATATAGAGGTACGAATAACCACGGTCAGCAAGTTGCTGTGCAAAATCTGTCTGAAAGATTGTAGTCAACTGCTTAGTAGTCTTGGCACAGACCAACACTTTCTTAGTGCCAACTTCGTCGATAGTTGTCAGCACATTGTTGGATTCAAGGTGTGGAGTGATAGACTGACGGTCAACCTTATCCATCTCAATCACCTTGACTTTAGGCGGTAAGATATAACCACCATCAACCAGTTCAGGTGCAGAAACCCGACAAATGATGTTGCCATAGACCTCAACATCGTTCATGCCTGGTTTATTGATAGTGACCGAAGTCTTGCGCGTTGCAGTGAAATAGTAGCAACGTTCTGCCTTGCGTGAGAAATACTCAGTAGCAGGGAAGAAGTTACGCTTGACGCTGTTATGTGCTTCGTCAAAGTAAATCGTATCGACATCAATACCAGACTCCATCACACGACCAAGAGAATTGTAGGTCGTGAAGATGAGAACATGCTCACGCACTGTCTGACACATATCAACAAACAATTTGATACGCTCAGACTTAGTGGTGCTGAAATGTTTTGTCTCGCCACTATGAACGTGCAGCACATTTGCATTAGTGATGTGCTCAAGGTACTCAGAAGAGAGTTGCTCTGCCAACAGAATACGAGGAGCAACAACAACAATGGTGCGGGGAACTTTGATACTGAAACGACGCACTGCATCTTGAATAGCAATCAAAGTTTTTCCGCCGCCAGTAGGCACCAAAATCTGACCAATAGCATTAGAAAGCATTGCATCAAGTCCGCGCTGTTGATGAGGGCGAAGGGTGATTGTCATAATGTAGTGTGTAGTAATACTAGGACAGTTTAGAGGCTTCAGTTAAAGAACCCTTCTAATCCAATAGGTTCTCCAAAAGAATAATCATAGGTAAGTGCATCATGACAGACAAAGTGAGGGTGATCAACTGCAACACCTAGTTTCTTACACATCTCTGCATGATTATCCTCCATAAGTTCTACTGCATAGAGCATATTATCGTTGATATGTTGTAAAGAGTGATATTTCAATAATTCTGTCTGCAGTGCTAGTAGGAAGTTCCCTGACCCTGCCGCCGGATCTAAAAATGTGCTCTTTGCATCTTGCAGCATCGATTGAGGCAGTTCAGACACCATCTCAGCACACAATTCCATAGGTGTGAATACCTCACCAGTCTGATCAATTCTTTCATCAGATCGTTCAATATCTGATCCTACTGTTGAATTGTGTGTGTTCTTAGGCATACTGCTCCTTTACAATGTTGCGTAAATCATTCCAGAAAATGACATTGTTATCGACACGTCTTGCCATCTTCTCTCTATCGATGCAATGGACATTTGCCATGGCATGTTTAGGATGAACGCCCTTACATGATGTCACTATTATAACATTCTTTCCATTATATTGCAGTCCTTCGTTCATAGTTGCATCGGCAGCAATGTTAGAGATATTGTCTGCATTGGTCAATTGAGTGTTAGGATTTGCCTTGAATTTGACCTGAATTACATTAGGTTTGCCGTCAATTGTAGAGAGTCCACGTCCATCAATACCGCGATCATAATCGAAATTTGGTTCATAGTTTGCAGTGTATGTGAGTGTATGATCGCCATTGAAGAACTTGAGGAAGTATTCAACGAACCACTCAAATCCATCTCCCATGAACTTCAATGGGTCATAGAAGTCTGGATCTTGCTTCTTACCAAGGGCAACCAACTTTTTCAGGAATGAATCTAACTTATTGTCAGAGATTAGAGAGTCAATCTCTTCACAATCAAAACCAAATGTGTGTTGCAGTTTCATCACTTGATGGCAGAGAGGGGGATGTAGTTGAGAGGTTTGTCGGAAAGATAACGCTGAGAGAAGAGAATGGATTCTTTGATTTTGTTGAACTTATCGCCGTTCAAGAAATTGACCATCTCCTCTGAAGTATCGAGAACATAGTAGATGTGTCTACCACAACCTTCGTTCTCAACCCTTGCCATTGATTTGCCCTGATCACGAAACACAGTCTTAGGCACATCGTGGTGTTCATGCATCTTAGAAGAGTAAAGGTAAGTAATACCTTCGCTGTTCAGTTTTTCAATGATTGAATACTGATGCTGGTCAGTTTTGACCTTACTCATGTGCTTCAACCGTGATTCATGAGAATAACTCTGATAAACCTTCAGTTTCTCTTCATCAGACTCAAATGCTTCTGTCCAGAAATCGATGCTGGAATTAGGAATGAAAGGAAACTGAGTTACATCATACTCACCTTTGACACCATCAGAAAACTCAATGATTGTTTTCTTGTAAGGTGCAACTTTTTCGATGGTGTAGATATCGAAAGGGGTGGATGCTTTGAATACTTTTTTGCCTTCCTTTGCATCATTGATCTTCAATGAGACCAACTGATAATCCTTGTAGATATAAGAAAGTTTGTCATTAGGTTGACGCCAACGGGGAGGATTGATGAATGAAAGAAAACCACCATCATTCAACAATTCAAGGGATTGTGCTACAAAGGTGTCCCAGATTGTGTTGCCAGAGGTCTTAGTACCTGCCTGATATGGAGGGTTGGCAATAACAACATCGAATTTCATGGGGCACCTAGACAGTTTGTTGAAAGGGGGAATATAATAATTTATACCAATCTTAGAGCAAATACCTTTGACATTATTATAGTATTTCTCCTCCATTTTTGTCAATCGAACATTAGCACGTTCGATGAGAGTCAGATTGGTGAATCCATGCTCTTGAAGAGTCAAGCACAGAGTCAAGAAAGTATCAACAACTGCAATAGGTGCATCCTTAGCAACACCAAAAGAAACGAGTTGTTGAACCATCTCCTGTGCAATCTCTTCAGAGATAGGACGACGATCGTCAGCAGGTTTGATACCCTGAGAATAAAACTTTCTCAGTGCTTCACGTTTTTGGAATAGAGTTGCCATTGGTTGTGTGCTTGTATTACTAGGACAGTTTAGAGGCTTCAGTTACTATCAATCAAACATATCCATGGGTTCATCAACACTCATCAGTTCGTCAATCTTGAGAGTGTGTTGCCATTGAATATCATAATCATTGATACGCTGGCGAATATCTTCTTCAAGATCTTCAACCACTTCATCCTCTTTGCCGCGTCCAGATACCTCAGTCAGAATACCATCAACAGGAACACCCATGCTGAGAAGTTGGTGGACAATATCACTGATGGCAGTGAAAGCATCATCAGTATCATCAGCGTGTTGAATGATAGTTACAATACCATACTTTTTGCCAGGGGAGGAACGAATGACCCGACCCATTGCCTGAACTGCTTTGATATTAGAGGAGATATTGCGAAGGAAAATAGTACCAGTGAATGCCTTCACATCGATACCCTCACCCAGCATATCATAGTGCAGGACAATCATCTTCTGAGTCAGATCCTGACCCAGTTCATCAAGTTTAGTGATGAACTTACCCTTATCAGAACCGCTGCAAATCTTGTCGTTGTTGATGTAACCACCATTGACAGAATCAACAGTCAGAACATCATAACCCTTTGCATTTGCCCACTTCATGATGGAATTGCGGATGTCCTGAATGTTCTTGGTTCCGCGACATGCAACCAGAACTTTGTGTGCTCCGGTGTCATAATGCTTGACTTCATAATAGTTGATGGTCTCCATGATTGCATCAACATCAGTAGAAACCTCATCAAGATTCTTTGCAGAAGCATTAGAAACTTGTAGGTGCAGGTAAGGGTGAACAATGGACCCCGAATCAATCAGGTCCTTGAACTTTACATTGCAGATGTTCTGACCATATACTTCAGCATTGTCAAATCCTGCACCAGTTGTAGACTCACTACGACGGGGAGTTGCAGTAAAGAAATAGCAGTTATTAGCGTTAGAACTAATATATTTGACACTAGGGAAGCAGTTACTATCAGCAGCATTGTGTGCTTCATCGAAGTAAACTGCATCAATCTTCAGATTAGCAGATACAACCCGCTCAAGACTCTTGTAGGTAGTGAACAGAATCAGAGGTTGATCTGCTTTCTGTGCAATTCTGTAAGTATCTTGAATATCATCAATGACAGTAGAAGGAGACTGTGGTTGAACTTTAGTTCTGAACTTCAGATTGCGACGATCACGCTGAAATGTCTCAGATTCAGAAGAAACTTGACGATAGACAAAATCTACATCAGACAGGTGATAATCGAACTCAGTGAACAACTGCTTAGCAAGAAGCAGTTGAGGAGCAACAACAACAATGACACTGCCAGGTGTTAGAAACCGGCGAGAATCAGTGATCATTGTGTAAGTTTTACCACCGCCAGTTCCACAGGTGATATAACCTTTCTTGTTGATTTGCATCGCGGAAAGCATATCTTCCTGATGCTGACGGAGAGTAAAAGTCATGATGTTGTGTTGGTTGTGTGCTTACAATACTAGGACACTTTAGAGGCTTCAGTTAGTTTCATCAATGGTTTGAACCTCTTCGATACCATTCTGAGAGTTGTATTCTGCTTTGATAGCAGTACCGCTAGCAAAACCAACAATACTAGATGTTGAAACAATAGCAGCAAGGATTAGAGAGGCATTCTTACCACTCACACGGTTCTTTGCCAGTTTGTAAGAACCAAACCCGGCACCACCTAGCAGCACCCAAGGAAGCAACCACCAGGCAATCCCAATAGCACAAACAAGACCGATAAGTGCCCAACTTCCCTCAACATCAGAGGCACTGAATGAAGAACCAGATGAAGAAGAGGAAGAAGAATTGTCATCGTGAATCTCAAAGATACGATTTACATCACTCTCGTCTACACCCTCACGTCTTGCAATTTGTTTCTTAGCAGCAAAAACATTTGCAGCATTTACCTCTACTTGGTATGGATGATCTCCAGATACCCAGACTTGTGCTTCAAAACGTGCCATGATGTTGTGTTGGTTGCGTGCTTACAATACTAGGACAGTTTAGGGGCTTCAGTTACAGTATCTCACCTCGCATCTGTGCAAGTTTAGCAACACTATAGCACTCTAGGATAGTATATGCAACCTCACCAGATACCATGTGCTCATCACAAAAATACTCCATTGTGTCCTCAATCAGTTCGATGAGTTGTTGATGCTTTGCTTCAGTGATAGTCATGCGTTTGTAGCGAAGTTTGCGAAAGAAAAGGACTCACGATTGACGAGTTTGAACATACCAAACTCATTGGTGCGGACATAACCCTCACCGATGCATTGACGGTTGCCTAGGAATGCCTTAGGACCGTTATTGCGACAGAGTTTAAGCATGTCCTCCTTGATAGATTTGATGAGGAACCAGTAACTAATCAGACGAGAGTTGTTGAACTCCTCAGGGTCAATCTCACGTCCCTCACGAATACACTTGTTCAGTGCAATCTTAAGTTGTGCTGCCTCAGATACAGAGACAAAATCTACCAGTTGTGCCATCTGACGGGCAAAACCAATAATGTCACTGAAATCTTTGTCAACTGACCAGCAGTCAGGTTGAACAAACTTGACGAACTCATTGTCAGCGAATACCTCCATATCTACCATGTCCATGATAGTGTAGGCATCCTTAAGTTCACCATCAGTCGCATAAAGAGTGTGAGGAGCGACAACAATGATTTGCTCAATAGGGTCAGGGAAGACATAAGTCACGGTATTAGGTGTGAAGGTATCTTCAAACATACCCCAACCTAGGAAGTCACCCTGAACAATGCCATCATATTGAGGCAGGAAAGTGAGACAATCGTGAAGGATTCGTGCAACCTCACCCTCATAGAGATCGTCAATCTCTTGATGAGAATGTGCAATCTTGATCTTTTTCTTGTTGAATACTGATTTAGTGCCAACAAATTTGGTGCCAGTAGCAGGGTCAGTGCCCCACACAATAGCAGGTTTGCCATCAATCTTGACTGACATATCACTGTCAGACATAAACCAATCAAGGACAGATAAGTCACCCGTAAGGATGCTGTCCTCTGGATGTTCAAGGTGAGTGTTCTTCATACTACTAGGACAGTTTAGGGGCTTCAGTTCTTGATAAGCTCAAGAGTTTCAACAATACTAGTCATACAAGAACGTGAATAACCAGTAGCATAAGGATAACTTTTCTCAATTCCATCAGAACTACTATCCACACCATGGCAGACAGCAATACTTTCTTTGAGGTTCTGAATCATAAGTTCCAGAACGTATTCGTCAATTTGATAGGTTTTCATAGTTTAGTTGAGTGCTTACACTACTAGGACACTTTAGGGGCTTCAGTTATTACTTGTTAGTTGCCCAAGTTCTACTAAAGTTCTTTAATTTTACATCTTTTGGATTCTTACCTTGCTTTTCTGCTTCTGCATCTCTAACTCTTCTTTCAAGTTCTCTTTCACCTTGACGCATCAACTTTTGTCTTTCGCTTCTTGTGTATGATTTTTTAGGTTTACCTGCCTTTGGATCATATTTTGGAGAAACAGTCTTAGTTGTCTTCTTACTCAACAACTGTGATGCTGTAGGTGTTTTCTTTGCTGATGTAGGTGCTGGTTTACCACTCTTTCTAGCAGCGATTCGTGCCTGTGCTGCTTTCTTTCTTTCTGCTTTTGCTGCTGCTGCCTGTGCAGATGCTGCACTTCCACGCTCACGGGTAGGTTGTTGCTCTCTTGTAGATGCTTGACGTTGAGAACCAATATCCTTACGTTTCTTATAGGGAGAAACGGGAGCAGTTTTACCACCACCAATTGCCTTGGTTCTTCTCATCTCCGGCGCAGACTTCTTACGGTCACGACCTACACGACCATCTGCATCTGTCTTCCTAATCTGACTACGACCCTGAACTTCCTTGTCGTATGCCTCAAATTGTATAGAATATGCTTCCGAAAGGAATTGTTGGAGAGTCTTCATCGGTCGTGTTTGTTATTCATATTATATATTTATCCCCTGCCCCCGTCAAGGGGCAGGGGACACTACGTCAATCGTCCTCTTCTTCAGTATCTTCAAGACCCCGAATCTTCTTCAGGGATTGATACGGACCTTTCCAAACTAGGTCTTCTTCATAGAAGTAATTGACCCGTTCTTTGCGTGCTTGTTGCAACATATCCATTTGCAACTGTTGGTCCTTAGTAAAGACGAAATTCTGCTCCCTCCAAATCTTTTTCAGTTCGTTAATGTGGGACAGGACGTTTACAGTTTGGGTCATGATTCAGACAGTGTAGGTTTCTTGGGCGAATTCGTCACACTTGACGTTGTTTTCAGGGTTATCTTCGTCGATAATGTCAAAGATTTCTCCTTGCATATCTTGAATCTCAGACCAAAGTTCGTCGTGCATAATTTTGATTGGTGCTTACACTAATGGGACACTTTAGAGGCTTCAGTTGTTATTTGGCAAGGATTTGGATGTTTGTTGCTCCTTGGTCCTTTACAATTCCCTCCCAGAATACAGCATCCTCAATTTTGTAGAACGTTGCAGTCTGCATTGCGTTGCCTTTTTTCTTCGGTTTGAGATACTTGACTTGATACTTCATTCCAGTGTCTTAATACTCCAGATACAATAAAAAGGTTAGTGACCATGTAACTAACAAATATAAGGGTGCGAATGAGAGCAACCCAATCATCATAAGTTTCTGTCTTTGTGTCACTGAAACTCCCTAACGAATATTTCCATATCGTCCAAATTCGTCGCATTCTTATATCTCCTACTCTTCACATATACAAGTTCATCGTAATTATAACTGTTGACTACAATTAGGCAATGATGTTTCTTGTGCATAGGCACTAGGTTGTCTGCTTTTGGTTTCACACTTATCTCAATAGTGAGATGATCCTCATCAAGATAATACACCCAACCCTCAACATTTCTCCACTTGACGTAGTCATCAATTTTAGGTCGATAAGTCATAGAAAAGCACGCTCTAATGGATTCAGATTGAGAGGCATAGCAGTGTAAGTTCTGGTGTCAGATAACTGAACTTCCTTACCTACTTTCTTGTGGTTGACTGGAGAATAATACTTTCGTTTTTTTGAATCATAGAACCCCCAGATGGTTCTAACGGGATCAGAAGTGTAAGAAAAAGTAGAATGGTTCCGCAACCATATAGCAGTAACATTGCGTTTGAACGAAGTGTACTCATAAGAATAACCTTCAGGTGCTTTGTGTGTAAAATCAGGCGGACAGAGGTCGATCACTGACGGACAAGGATTCATAGTCTGGATACATTGTAGTCACAATATACGTCGCAAGTTGTTGATTTGGTGCCACTACATCCACTGCCACATCTAACCACTGTGGAGCATCTTCAGGGGCATCTTGCATTGGCAGTTCAATACTGACCCGCCAAATGTTACCGTTCTTGAGATGTTTGTCCCAAGATACTATCATATCAGGTTGCATGGTGTGCCTTTAAGTCAGGGTTTGCTTGAGATTTAGTGAGGTCACGACGAGACTGGTTCTTAATAATAATGAACGCATCTTTGTTGTATTTGCGTGTGCCGATGGGAGATTGCCACTTTTTGTTGTACTCTTCCCCCACATCAATACCTGATACGGAAGTACCACCAATCTCTACAGTGATTTCATCACCATCTTCCCACTTAAGTTTTTCGATGATAGCATTGATTTCATCAATCATGTTGTAAACTGCTCCACAATTTCAGACTCAACATCTTCTGCAAGGGCATACGTTGGTGCCTTCAAAATGTTTTCACGAAGACGATTGTAATAATCATCGTTCAATCCATCATCTTCCCTAGCAATCAAATCAAAACACTCTTCATCACTCTTGGCAACAACATTCCAGATGCCACCATATTCAGAGCGAGGGAATGGAATGAAATGATCAACAACGTAAAGGAATTTCTGAGTCATTGTCTCCTATGAATTACAGTTTGATTATATCAGGAACAGAAAAATTCTGCAAGGTAGTAGTCAACTGTCACCTCAAGTTCTGCTGCTTCTTTTTCTACTTGATCCCAGAATTCTTGGGCACAAGCATCAAGTGGGTCTTTTTCAATCATAATCAGGTTGCTTACACTCCTAGGACAGTTTAGAGGCTTCAGTGAATATCAATGTGCAGGAAGGGCACTAAGTAATGAGAATGCCCGTGTCCTTTGTGATGATAATGCTTCTTAGGTCCGTGCCATAAACCGTGATGCCTTCCACTGTGCTTATGGCAGTGATGAATTGCTTTCTTAGGATGAATGTGGCAATGACTATGTTTGTGATGTGAATGATGGTGGTTACTATGTGCCATAGCAGGAGCACCAACCAATCCAAATAACATCAATGCAGGAAAGAGTTTCATTAATTTAAGAATTTCTATTAGTATATACAAAAAAAGGGATGCTAGTCAAGCACCCCTGTGTCAGTATTTCAATTGTCTTCACTTTTCAGTTTTCTGACCAGATGCTCTGCCCATTCTTCCATCTTATCTGGATGAATAGCACGAATACCTGAATCTTTCACTGCATTCTCAATAGAAGTCATCTCCTTATTACAAAGTTTTTTAGATTTGGAAGGAAGAGTCATATGCAGATTTGAAATACTATAGTATTATATCAGTATTTACAAACAAACTTCCGTATCTTAATTATCACTTAAGATTCTTGTTTCATTTGCTTACGAACTTTCTTTAACTCTTTAAGTTCACTCTTAATCATCTGATATGCGTCTTCCGATGATAGTTTCTTTGCCATTTCCATAGCAGAGATAACTTCTACCCTTGTACCAAAGTGTTGCAATGCTCTTTCAAATGAATCTAAGTAGCTATACATATCAGTTTCGGTTTCGTTTGTAGGGTCCAAGCGGCAACCTCCCAGCAATCCAATCGTCTCCTGGACATTCTACACTACGTTTGTTAGATTGTCCATTATTCCACCAGGTTGTTCCCTTTTGATTGTTATGAACTCCTGGAAAAGGTTTCCCTTTATATAGTTTGCTTAGTTTCTGTTTAACCTCTTCTGTGTGTGTCTTCCCCAAAAAGTTGTGAGGATTATTCTTAAGATATTCTTTTGCTCTCTTTGACATTAACTTGCGCGTTTCTGCTGACGCTTCTTTATCGGCATAATATTCGCGCAGAGTATTAGAAATAGCGTCTCTCATTTTTGGAGACATCCAATCAGCAGTATCAAAAATATATTCTATATTCTCTTCTTCAGGTAAGAATAAGGGCGCGTCTATTCCGAACGCCCTGTTAAGGGTTGTGTAATCTTTCATAGTAGTCTTGGCGTATGACTATACTTATTTATACAAATTATAACATAAAAGTGGGACTTACGCAACTAAATCCGCCAAGACTACCTGTTGCCGCCCACTAATTACTTCTTCTCTTCGTTCATCTCATCGTCCAGAGTATCTAGAAGGTCTTTCTTCTTGTTTCTGGAGTTCTCAATCGCGTCTCTGACCTTCTCTAGGGTTCTCCTAGATACGTTAGTCTCAATCTCTTTTGTCTGCTGTTTGTTGGTCTTTTCTTTCTCCAACTTCGCTTCCTGTGCCTTACGATTTGCCAACATATCTTTAGCACGTTGTTCTAAATCTTCAGATAGTTTAGAGAAGGATTTCATAAGAGGCAGGATTCTCTACTTATTTATCTTTAGACTCCTTATTTGTTATATTATACACTACTGGTTGAATTTTATCAATCTTTGCCTGTAATCTATTCTCTAATTCATATAATGCATTAGTCGTTTCTATGTTTTCCATTTCTAATTCATCAACACGACTTTCTAATTCTGAAATATAACGGTACACGGAGACATTAACGAATCTCCTTATAAGTTTTCCTAACATTATTAAATTTTTGGTAATTTACAGTCTCTAGGTGATGCCTCCTTAATTTCATGCAATAGTTCCATCTTTACAGAACGCGGAAGGTCTTTTACCTTCTCCAAATTAAGAATCAATCTTTGTGCATCAGAGCAAGATATTATCGTTGATAATAGTATTTCTATCATAATGCACTCCTGCAGTTACACTATTTAATCACAGACCAGTGTTTATCTTCATGTTCATTAATCCAAAAAAAGTAACGTCCATTGATAGATGCTAGAAACACTTTTCCATCTTCTCTCTTCTCAACACGACAAGAATGAAGACTATGCATTTCATTAGCAAAGCGATTCTTTGCTTTGGATGTCTTGGGTTGTACGCAAAGAAACTCTGATTTCATAGTAGTCATAATTTGTCTTGAACCCCAACAAAGGTATTCTACAGGGATTTTAGATACTTGTCAAGTAATACACTTTCCATTGCTTCTGCTTCAATCTCCCATGGTTGATCCGTATAGTCCATCAGAGAGCAGTCTGTGCCCTTCCAGCAACGTTTACTACGGGCAAAGGATAAATCCCCCCTAACGTGTTGTAATAGGTGCCACAGTTCGTGTAGAAGGGTAACTGTGTAGGTATCAGCATCTAGGTTGGATTGCATCTCAATCTCAAAATGTCTAGGACGATATTGAGAACCAACAGGACCAATCCATGCCAGAGCACAATCACGTCTCATACCACGATGGTTTATATCCACAGTGATTTTGTGTCTTGGTAGATACTCACCAATGAACCAGTTGACAATACTTTGAGCACGGCGTATACTGTAACCGTACCCATAGGTTTCAAGATACAACATAACGAATAATAAGTTCAGATACACGAACCCCCCAATTCATAAGAATGAAGAAGGAGGAGACAAAGATGAGTTTTTCTAAACCAGTCATCCTAGTAGTCTATTCACTACTAGGACACTTTAGAGGCTTCAGTTAGGTCAATTCTGCGTCGAAAGCAAAATAAGCATCTGCATTATTGGTTGTGACTATTCCACCATTACCCACAGCCCCATTTGTTCCAGTACCAGTATCGATAGCAGCACTATTGTTATTCTTTCTAGTTATAGCCATAACATCAAACGCATCAAGAAGACCTGCACTATAAATTCCATAGTATCCAGTGCCAGTTTCATAATCAAGATTAGGTGGTATGCGCATAGTTACTGGAAAATGAACAGAAAAGGCAAATAAGGTAGTTGCGTAATAGTGACCAGTCCCTAAATCTTTTAAATTACCTTCAGCATGTTTGTAATAATATCTCTGACACAATGCTAACTCTTCAGCATAAGAACGATGCTCAAATTCAGTGGCATTTTTACCGACTTCTAGTTGGGCATGAGCAAATTCTAAAGTTGCACCAACCACATCCATTTGGTCACCAGCACAAGTAGTCAAGTTTGCATAACCTGACGTTGATGCCCAAGCACCTTTTGTTCCACCAGTAAAATTGGAACCCATTGTCCACATCAGAGTAAATCTTAATCCAGTGCTGTTTCCATATAGATTCCAGGAACCATTTGAATCACCAGGAACAACAATAACTTTTTTCTCCCAAGTATCTGCTGTTTTTATAGTGTAGTCTGATGGAAAAACTCTTGTACCATCATGATTTTGGAAACTTGCTGGAAACTTTCCAGTTTTATTTGACTTTACCCAAAAACTAAATGTAAAAGGTTTTGCTTCACTAGTACCAAATCTAAATCTTCCAAAATCATTTGCTTCTATATGGTATAGAAACTGTGCAAAGTTGGAAGAAGTAGTACTACTCCTTGCAGTTGTTGTTTCAACTTTTAGGCTATGTGCCCAATATGGTCCATTATTCCAAGCAGTATTCTGAGAAACTGTCACTTGAGCATTAGTAGAAGCCTCATACTTCCAACGGTCTACTCCATAAGCACCACTGGCAGCAACAGCAAAACTTGTGCCTCTCTCGGCAATCCTCATATCACCATTGATAATCAAATTCTTCCTACCAGCACTTACAAGGTCTCTGGCATCTTGAACAGTTTCTGCTGCTGCAAGTTCAGAACCTTTCAGACCAAAACGTCTTCCAAGTTCAGTAAGTTTCTCTCTAATATTAAAAGAACCTTTGTTGACTCTTACTGCCATTCTTTATTCCTCTGCTACAAGACCGTTAGATGCTGAAATCGCAGTAGTGACTGCTGTTGTAGTATTATTTATTCTACGCAGTCCTCGGAAATCACTACGACCTGATGATGTACCAACATATAATGTTTCCTCATCTTCATCATATGCTATTGCTGTTGGTAAATTTGATACACCGTATAAAGTACATTTTGCATTCTCTTGGAAGAGAACTTTTTCATCCTCATAGATTTTTTTGATTTGTTCTGGGGTTGGTGCTGAACCAGAGATACGAACTAATGCTAATGAACCCCCCCAACCATAAGCATAGTTATACCCATTTCCAATGACTAATTTATGATTACTATCGCCAACATTACCCGCCATTGCTGCAGTTCCAACTAATTTGCCATCCATATACAAAGATCCAGTCGAACCTGTTCTTGCATATGTGATTTGGGTCCAACGATTTAGTTGTAGAGTAGTATCACTAATCAAAGTGGTACTATTTGCTTCATATAATTCTACAAATCCATTAGTATTATTAAAGTACAAAGAAACTCTATTAGTTTGAGTTCCATTTTGCCTTGATTTATCAACCATAACAGTTGTCGCGTTCACAGTTCTGTATGCCCATAAGATTATAGAATAATCATCAGTTCCAAAATCTAAATCAGAGTTATAAGGTTGTTGCAGAAAATTATTAGAACTAAATCCACTATATGCCACCAAATCTGCACCAGTCGCAACAGCAGTCTTGGTGATTGTTCCGTATACTTGTAGTCCTTTGTTGTTTACACTGCGGTCTTCTTCTCCTATTTCTGTTAAAGAAACATTATCATAATATGCAACTGCACCAGTATTGTTACCTGTTGATAGGTGTATATATCCTGTAACTTGAGTTGCCGTAAAAAATACAGACATAGCTTCCATTGTTGTACTAAAAGTACTTGCAGAATCAGTAATAAATGGTACGTTGCCAATAGATCCTTTTAAACCTATTGATGCTGCATATGAAGAGTTATTTGTTCTTGCATCAGCAGTTAACACATATTTTTTTCCTATTTCCATAGTAACTTCTTGAGTTGCAAATCCCCACAGACTAGTTCTTGTAATTTCAAGTTGATTACTGCTAAGAGCAAGAGTTGAATTAAAAGAACCCCATCCACTAATATTAGTATTAAAAGTTCCATTAGTAACCAACTCAACCCCACTCGCAGTCACATTCGTAGTAGAAGTATCAGACAAGAAAGCACCTTTGATGTCTCCGTTCATATATCCAGTGTTATAGGAGGTGGTGGC